TTTATAACTTGATTGCTCAATCTACAAATTTCTTTTGATTTTAACACCTCTGTATCTAAATTCTTTTCAGATTCAATTTTCTTTATTTGCCCTAATAAGGCTTTATTTAGTTCGTTTAACATATCTACTTAGTTTTATAATATTTCTTTGAATTTCGATAAGTTCTGGAGTTATTTCAGAGCGTTTGTATCCTTTTCTATTCACTAGCACTTCCTTAATGTAAACATCATGTAATTCTTTTTGATATTTTGCTCTAAAATGAACTTTACTTGCATATACCAAGTCTGGATTTTTAGCTCTCCATTCCCTTTGCTTTGCTTTTATTCGTTCTTTATTTGCTTGATAGTATAGTTGCCTCTTGTTCATTACTTATTTCTTTTATTAAAGACAAAATTATATCACACGTACCTTTTTCAATTTTACTAGATTTTATTAATTCAGGGTCTACTGAAAATAATTGCTTATGTCTAATTTGATTTATTTTTTCAACAAGCAAATGTATGTTAAAAGGTGGTTTTGGTGGCGTTAATTCTGTTACATTTATTGCCTTATTAGACGAGTTCATGTATTCAACAAGTCTCTCTTCTACTAATGCAACCTTATCATAAAAAGCATCTTCAACATCAATTATATTTTGAATTGCATTTTTGCTATGAATAACTGTTGAATGGTCTCGACCTCCAAACATTCTACCTATTTGCTCTAAAGTTCCAGCTCTATATTTGTCTAGCAAATACATACAAGTTTGTCTAGCTAATACCCTAGCTCTTTTCCTAGATGGACTAAATATTTCTTCTCTATCTTGTATGCCAAATACTGAACAAGATTCATTGATTAAATAATCAATAGTGCTTGTTTTTTCTAGTATTTCTGGGGTTACTTTACCATTAAATATATTGTGAATATCATAATTAGCATCTGTAATTGTGTATTGTATTTCGTTTCTAGTTCCTCTTATAACATCAGCTAAGATATTGTTTATTTTGCTTTGATATTGCATAGTTTGTTTGTTTTAGTTTGTACCCTAAAGGGTGTTAATTATATGATTTAGTACGATTTTATACCCTATCGGTTATTTTTTAAAATATTTGATAATTTCTTTTTTTTCATTTCCTATAAGTTTATTATAGGTTTTTAAAGCATCTTTTCTTTTCATTAACTGATGTTGTACGTATGAATAAGCTCTACCATGCTTATTTTTAGCAGTTATCATAGTAGAATTTAACTGAATACCATACTTAGTAGTTAAATTGCTTATTCTTGAACGGAAACCCCACATATAAGGCAAATCTGCATTGCTTATACTTTTCTTTGTGAGCAGTTCATAAAGCACCTCTGTTAGTGCAGTTGTTGGTTTTGCTAGTTTCATTTTTATATGTTTATATTGTTTAATGGTGAGTTTATTTTACTTATAATATTTGTAGATACATGAGTATATAATTGGGTTGTTTTTATTGAGTTATGTCCAAGTTCCTTTTGTATGATTCTTAAATCTGTTCCTTGCTCTAATAATGCAGTAGCGTGTGAGTGTCTGAATTTATGAGGACTTACTGGACTTTTTATGTTTGCTTTTTCTTTAAATGATTTTAAAAACAAACCAACACTTCTTTTGCTATATTGAGTATGTGATAAATCATTTTCAAACAACCATATTTTAGTTTTATATTCTCTCCAATAATTTGTTATTAATTGAAGTAGGCTATCATTTAGTGGCACAAATCTTTCTTTATTCCCCTTGCCTATTATTCTAATAGTCTTTTCATTTCTTCTAATATCACTTAATTTAATGCCTATTAATTCGGATATTCTCACTCCAGTACCATAGAGAACTGCCATTACACACTTGTGTTTCAAGTTGGAACACACATCAAACATTTTCTGTACATCAATTTGATCTATAATAATAGGTAATCTTCTTTCTTTTTGAGGAAAAGGAACTCTATCTATTTTATTAGGCATATTCACAGTTAGCTTGTAAAATGCTTTTATTGCACATAAGTTTGCTCTACGAGTATTTATAGTTTTAAAAGAAAGCAAATATAATTTAATAGAATCAGTACTTATTGATTTAGGCTCTTTTTCATTTTTAAAATGTTGTAAAAAATTAACAACACAAGAAAAATAATTATTTCTAGTTTGCAAAGAATTAGAATATTTTAAATCTAAATCAATTCTAAATTTATTTTGATACTTTAGAAAATCCATAATATATATTTTTGATTATTAATAAATTGTGAGTATTGAATACATATACACGTTAGCAGTAAGTTTACTTAGACCACGCTGAACTATCTTTCAACATCCGAAGGACAGCAGGGAATAAGTGTTGCAAATCATTTGCCGTTAATCCATTCTTTTCAGCAACAACAGCCATATAATGTGCTAAACTTGCTTGTTCTTCTGTTTCTTCTGTAAACATCCAATTTTGAACCATTGGGTGTGCAGGTTTTACTTCTTTAATTCCTTTTTTCCAAGTGAATTTTAATACTTCTTGATTTTCCATTTTGTATTTATTTTAAATTTATAATTAGTTAAAAAACCTACTGCTAACAGCACATAAGCAAAAGCCCAAATTCCTCGCTAAAGCCAACGCTATTTGTGCCTTCGCTTATCTGCAAAACGTTATGTGTCATTTTAGACGAGCATACCATTTCAATCTATCATCACTACCAATTTCAACCAATTCAAATTTAACCGTTCTGTTTTCTAAGATAGACCAAGGATGAAAATTAAAACTCAAAGGGTCTATTGGTAATTCACCATTTCTATTACCAATTAAATTTGAATTATCACATTTTACAACCCAATATGGTGTTGTGTTGAAATTGGTTGATTTAATTAAATTTCCTGTTTCCATATTTTATTTAATTTAAAAACAACACATAACAAAGTGTATAAGAAAGTTTGCTATTAAGTTCAGTTGTAATTTGAAAGTTTCTACAAGCAAACCTTCTCATACACCCAACCGTTATAAGCAAGTGGCGGGCATTAATGGTAGTGGATTTAATTTAGGGTTTGTGCAGTTTACTCTGCCCTTATTGTTACCTTAATCACTACGCCCCGCCACCAGACTTATAACATGGGTTAAAACGCAATAGGGGGATGTCGTCCAAACAATCAAGAACAAAGTTAAACTTGAATTGTCTGCCATTCCATCTTTACAGGTAGGAAACCCCTACTGCGTTTAGCCCAATGCCGTTATATGAAAGTGGGCAGACGTGCTTCGATTGAACTTTCGTGAGAAAGAAAAAGAAAAAATCCGCCCACGCTCTTTTTAATCTTCTTCTTCAACTCCTTCCAATTCAGAAACGAAAACATCTTCTTCAGGTAGTTCATCAAGTTTGTAAACTTTCATTGGCTCTTGGTCAATGTGTCCATAAACGCCAAGCGTATTTTCTTTCAAGTTTATAACATACGAATATTCTACCCATCCATCACCTTTTGCGGTGTTTTCTCTATCCATTAAAACAATTTCTTTGTCAGTAGAGTTGGCGATATTGGTTAAAACTTCTTCTGCTAAATCACGATTGCAATAAGTAGAAAACCAACGTTTTTGTTCTTCGGTTCTGTTGTCTGGTTCATTGCTCCATTGTGGAGCATTTTTATTGTAGCTTTCAATAAATTCCTTATCAACACCTTCTTCATCTAAAAATCTCACTTTAGATAAGTTGACTTTGAATTTTTCAAACACCTCTTTGTCTTTAAGGAATTTAAGAACACCTACCCCAACTCCAGATGGATAACCATCCCATTGTCCGTATTGTGCTACTTTCTTTTCTCCTTCTTGGTTAATAACCATTGTTAAATTTCTTGTTCCCATTTTTGTTTAAATTAAATTGTTTCCCACGCTCATTTTTTCTTTTTCTTTTTACGTGCTTCTATTTAAGTGTAGTGCGTGAAAATCCCACCTTCATATAACACGGGCTTTGCGTAATAGGGGCGATAGTGCTAAACCAAACTATCTGCTTCTAATAAACATTTGTGCTAAGACCAAGCGTAGTGCATTTAATCCCCTACTACGCAAAGCCCGAAAACGTTAGCGGTAATTTAACGGCTCTACTTCCCAAGCACGTTCAACTTCCATTCGACTTCCATTTGTGAAAAAAAAATATAGCTTATCTGTTCCGTATAGTTCTTTACATTTAGCAGGTTCAAACTCGTCTTTATGGAACGGACGAACCCAATAAAAACTACCGCTAACAACAGCTATATTCAATTGCGGTTTCTGTGGTTTCTTTGACATTTTTCTTTCTATTTAAGTTATTACTAATTTGATAATTTGTGATTCTAAATCCGCAACTAAATATAGCTGCGAACCGTTATCAGCAATTCTGCCGACCAACCTCACGACCGAGTTTGATTATAAAATATCTTTCGCCCTTGACTGCTCCCCATTCTTCTAATCCTTGCCCAATTATAATATTTTGACACTCTAAAGTGATTTTTGGGCTTGTAGAATTATATCCATTTGTAAATTCTACAAAGTCAAAAGGTTTCATTGCAACCATTGATTTTTTACTTTCAGAAAGAGTATGTTGTATTCCTTCGTTTACATAAAGTTGTTGCTTGTAATCATATCCAGTGCAATATTTAAAAGCCTTTTCATATTGAAAAACTAATCTTTCAAACCAATAAGGCTTTATTTCTCTGTACTCTTCGGTTTTGATACCTTCTTTGATAAGGTCAAACCATTGTTTTTTTAGTGTTAATTTTAATGTATTCATTTTTGATAATTATTTAAGTGTGAAAAAAGAACTGCTGATAACAGCACATTGGCAAAAATTGCAAAATCCCACCGCACAAATCCAACGCAATTTTGCAACTTCGCCAATCTGCAAAACGTTGGCAGTAATGCTACCGACACTACCGCTCATACCAGCTTTTAAATTTTTGTTCTGACTTTTTACAATGTGACTTCATTCCTTCGTGTGGTCGTTGTTGATTAAAACCAATACCTCCATTTGTACCATCTTCGTAGATAGTATGCTCACAATTATCACACAGAGGAACACCGCAAACAAATTGACCAGTTTCAGCACATTCTCTTGTGGCAGGCTCACCACAAGAACCGCATTTAATTTCAGCGTGTTCTTTGCAAGGTTTTTCATTTTTACAATTACCAACCCAAGCCTTTGAAAAATTACATAATTCCATATTCTTAAATTTATTCTAGTTTGACAAAAAGCACTACTGCCAACAATACATATACAAAAGCAGGGCAGAAGTGCAAACTTTCAGCTTTTATATGTTGATTAAACTTTCGGAAGTAAACGAGCATTTGAGTTTCAAAGCCCTGCCTTCGTATATGCTCAACGTAGGCAATAGGGCAGACGTGCTACGATTGAACATTTACCTCAAAGATTTTCTTGCTCAAATCACAATACATTTTGCAATGGGTATTTACAATTTCTGAAACAATATCCCAATTTTTCAATACAGATGCAGCGTGTATAGTTCTCCAATAACTTTCTCGTTCAGATGGATTAAAAGAACCAGAACTACCAAAGTTTATTTCGTTTTCTTTTCTTCCAAATCCAAGTTCATCATCATAGCTTTTTGCATACAATTCAATAGCCGATGCAAAAGCCATTTGATAACCTTTTTCAGCATACTTTCCTATTGCACAAATACCAAGTTCAATACTATTTTGGTTTATTCTGCAAACAGCTTCTTCTGAAAGTTCAAGCCCATTACTTTTGATTGTAGTTAAAAAACTTTTTTCAATTTGTTTGATAGCTTCTTGTCTATCTTCTTTTGTTTTTAAGTTGTTCATTTTTTATTTGTTTTTAAATTAAACATTCTGCTAAAAATCCCTACTGCCTATAACAGCGGTTTTGTGCTATTTGCCCCATCAACATTTGTGATAACTTGAAACTTTGAGCAAGGGGCAAACAGACACAAAGCCGCATCACGTTATATGCCATTTTGCAGAAAGTCCCCTATAAGACGAAAAAACTTTCTATGACAAGATGGACAAAGTCTATAAGGCAATTCTCTACCGCTTGAAATCGTTAATCTTTGATACCCTGCACCTTTTTCTATTGCAGGATGATTAAACCCTATTTCATTTGCTTTTTCGCCAAATAAAGCGTCTGTACTTTGGCAATCTATATTTAATTGTAGTTTGAATGAATTTGCATTCCATTCCCACCTATCACCAAATTGTGTTCCGCATTTTGAGCATTGACATTGAAATTTTTTAATAGTTTCAAGTGCTTTTGTATAATCTTCTTGTGTTATTTTAGACATATATTTATTATTTAAAAGTTAAAAATTTGAGCCGATAAAAACGGCATATAACAAGGGTTTGAACGCAAGTAGGGCTTTGGTGCTTTATTCGGCTTTAGCACTCTTTTCAGCATTGGTAAGTAAACAAGCAATTATGCTTTCTATTCCTACCTGCGTCAAGCCCTAGACCGTTATGTGCAAGGCTACCATCCTACTTCGACAGACGAACCTACTTCATTTCCCCAAGCATCCCATCCCTCGTGGTTATTCCTTGCAAACAATTCTATTCTATTTCCTAAATTGCCTGTAACTGCTTCAATCATTTGCCTAAATTCATCAGGCTTTTTGCTATGCTTTTCTACGGGCAACTTTTTTATATTGTGTTCCAAAGAACGAAACGCTTTTACATTCCCTTTTACCCCTACTAAAATATGTTCGGTATGCCCACGAAACCAATATCCCATTCCTTTGCATCGTTCTTTGTGCCAAGTAATCATCGTTTTGTATTTGAACCCCCAAGCCTTCATCGTTTCTAAGGCTTCGGGTAAAAGCGGATTAGTCGCCCATAGAAAAAGCACACAATCCTTTTCGCAAATGTTTTTTACAGGCAATTCAAGTATCTGTTTAGTTGTCATTGTTCCATAGTAGTAATTAACACCTGCTGAATAACCACTTCCTTTCGCCCCACCTTTGGATGCAGTAGGCTCTTTAAAATCGTAACTCCAAGCAGGGTCAGCGTAAATAACAGAATACTTCTTTAAACCGCCCAGCACATAACACGGGTTTGGCAAAATTGCCGTTTCGTCTTTCAATTCAACTTTATCCATAATTTCAACTTTTGTTTTTCAGTTTAACTTTTGTGTTCGGCAACTTCGCCAAGCACTCGGACGTTGAGCAAAATTGCTCCGTTAATCAATTATTTCTTGATTAAGCAATATTTTATTCTCACTAACAAATGCTTGTGCGTACAAGTATATCTGATTTGCTTTCTCAATATTCTTCTTTATATGAGGTATTTCTGATCCACCAATATAAACTTGAATTGTAGGCTTGCAAAATACCATAATTAAGTATCTATATAGCAAATCATACTGCCTGTCATCTAGCTTAAATTCATTTTTTAAGTTTTTCAAATTCTTGCTATAATTTATTTTTTTTGCTTTAAGCATGAATTTCTTAAAGTTTTTTGTGCCTTGCGATTCTATTCTCATAAATAATCTTTTAAATTTATAATTTTATTAGTAGGTTTAATTGTATTCATGTACTCCCTAGCTTTAATGATACACTCATTTCTTTGTTCAATTCTATCTTGGCTAAATGGATGCTCAATCATGTGAACCCTTTGCTCTTTTGGTATCTCTTTGAAATCATCAAACCATTCTATAAAAATATTTGTAGACTGCTGACAATATTCTTCTAGTCCTTTACGAGTAAAGATATGATTTTGTATTACAGACTTCACTTCGGGTATTCTATCATCATAAATATCTCCACCAGGATTATATAAATCTACTTTGTAAGATAATGCTCTAATTTCGTTGTTTACAAGTTGTATTGGAGTATCTATCAAGCAATGGCAAATTATTGAATTTTTGCTATCCCATAGCTCCATATAGCAATCCATTTGACTTAAGTATATTGCATTGGTGCTTTCTAGTAAATGTTTTCTAAATGATTCTAGGCTAAATGAGTTTTTAATATCTAGGATAATGTCAAATTTAATATCTCTTTTCCCAGTTACCCACTGATTAGAACGTCTTTCATCATCTTTTGTAAAAAGTATTCCGGCAACTGCAGAAAGCAAATCTCTTGATTCTTTTTCGCGTATAATACCTTTTTTGAAATTCTTAATATCTAGTAAGTTTTTTCGGCCAGTAGTTTCGTAAAAAACTATATCAGCTAGAGCGTTCTTTGCAGTATCTGTGAATTTGATAATCTTAGATTCATTGTCTTTGTGTCGTAAAGATATGTACTCTGCGTCTTGGTTAGGAGTTAATGGCTTTCCATTACCTATAAATCTTTGATGTAGTTCCTCAAATTTAGCCTTTTGGTTTTCGGTTAAAGGATTTGATGAACAAATGATATTGCCAACCATGTGGCTTCTAAATAGGTAATCGTTAAAATCCATTTTTCAATCTATTTATAAGTGGCAAATATTTCTCTTGCTCCTCCTCGTTAAGCATGAAATAAACAGCATCTACTTCATCTGCACTTTCGCAATTAGTAAGCATTTGTGCCACGTCTTTAAATATTGTTTCTTCAATAACTACTTCTTTAAATTCAGTAGCATTATAAACATCTTGAGCAATCCCTAGCATGGATGCACATTTTTTAAGTGCATCGGATGCAGCAGATTTTAGATCATTTCCTAGAGATAATGGGATATTGCCATCTTTTCTAAACATTATATCTTTATTGCCAAATTGAGTTTTAGTTATCGTTCTAGTTTGACCGTCCTTAACTATTCTTACAGTCAATCTACCTTTGCAAATCACCTCTTTAGCATCTATGTTCACAATTTGCTCTGTAACTTCAAAATCCCAATCCCAACCAAACATAAGGTTAAGTGCTTTTTGGATATAGCCTACTGAAACATAATCCCACGTTCCACCACCTTTAGCAGGTCTTTTACGTTTGAATTTCTCTGGAGTAGGTCTTAATATGAATTGCAGTTGATTTTCAGAAAGTAATTGAGAATCGCATAAAGTTAAATCGCTTTTCTTAATAAGTGATATTTGTGGTTTATTGTCTGACATTTTTTAGTATTTGTGTTTTGATTAATTAATTTGATTGTCTTTCTTCTTCTAGTCTTTCAATCCCTAGTTCCTCTTTTTTATCAGCATCACTCATTGGAGCTATTCCATTCCAAGTACACATTTCTAGCTTGTTAGATTTCATCATAAAATAGCTTTCAAATTCTCCTGAATGTTCGTTGTTTACTATCTGTGCATCAGAGTTGCTATAAGCTAATTCTAAGGCATTTAGATTGTTTTGTGATAATCTATTAGGTTCGTAAACTAAATTGATTTTTTCAACGTATGGATAGCGTTCTAGTATAGATTGTAGTTCTTCTTCTAGTTTAATGAAGTTGTCTAAGTGATTGTATTTATTTTTGTCCATAATATTATTTTTTAGCAGTGCAAATATAATTAAATTTTATTAAATGCAAAATATTTTTCATTAATAATTTAAGAAAATTTATTTTGTGTTTTGATTTTCTTTGCTAGAATTACTTTTTCATAGTGAGTTTTATTGATCCTAAATTCCTCAAAGTTTCTTTTTACTCCGTAAATCTTAGAGTGCATCCAGTATGCGTACTGAATAGAGTAATTGAGTTTATCAATTTTAGCTTTTATGATTCTACCAAGTAGTTCTGTATTGAGAAATGGCTTATCTTTTACATCAGAATTACTTAGGTTGTAATTGATTAGCTGTTGTCCTGGTTTGTAAATCATACAACTTGCATGGGGCAGTCCAGAATACGTGTCTTTTGGGTTTTGAAATAATATATAGTTTAGCATGATGTTTTATTTTGATTGTTAAAAAACCATTTTTTGATTACCATTCCATTAGAAATTAAATCTACTTGTTTTAATTCACTAAAATTTATTTTTTTAACCAATGTATTTGGCATACGTAAACTAGTGTAAATATTAAATCCTTCGTGTTTTAATGTTCTCATATCTCCAGTAACAAATTGATAAACTGAACCATTAAACATTATATAATCACCGTCTTTTACTTCAATTTCTATTCTGCCTATTTTAATTGTTTTCATTTGCATTTATTTATTAAAATTGTTTGATTAGTTAAATTATAGCCTTTTTTATTGAGGTATTTCAGTGATTGCTCTTGTTCTTGTTCATTCAGGTACTTATATAGAGCTTCTAGTTCAAAGGTTTCATTAAGACTGGCTTTCAACTCCATGTGTTTGAAATATAGCTTTAATGTGTGTGTTTTGTGTTTACCTATTGTGGCTGGGAGCTTCGTAATTGTATTTGTATTTTCCATTGTAGCATTAGTTTTTTTAAGTTTTCGGTTGGATCATCCACCATTATTTGTTGCCATATTTTCTTATCTAGTAGCATCCTTTCTGCTTTAGCATCTAGTTGCTCTATGATATTTGCTTCTGTTTTTGTGTCGCAAATACTTTCTGCTATAACTCTAGGCATGAAAATCATTTAAGTAAGTTTTTAAGTTCAAATAATATAGATTTTTTACGTTCATGCAGATTGGCATTTATAGTGTCAATTATTACTGCTAATAGCGTGTTGTTTATTTCAATGTCTATGGAGTGTGTGTGTTTTGAAGTATTGTCTGGAGTAGTATCAAACATAAACAAAAAATGACTTTTTAAGAATTTTTGTCTTTCAATATCTATCCATGAAGTTTCTGTGTTTTTATCTCCATGTTCTTCATCTTTTTTTTTGAAAGACAAAGTTAGATTTGTGTTTTGAATATTTAGATTGTGAGTATCTGCCATAAATCTATTTATTTGCATAATTTTTTCTTGAATGCTATTCAATTCGATTTGTAGCAATTCTATTTTTTTGAGCTTATTATGTATTGTGTTTGTCATATTATGCGTTTCGTGTTATTTTTTCGATTATTAATCCCTCATATTTCGTGTATTTTGTGCCTATTGCACCTATTCTTATGCTATCTCCTACATTTAGCTTACTTGTATCTACAAACTTGCCTATAAAGGCTTTAGCATTGTGGTCTGTGTTTAGAATTTCACCATCAGAAGATATAAAAAGTACTTTCATATCTTGCCCTAAGTCTTTTAGATTTATTTTTGTGTGCATTGTTTTGTGTTTTAATTGAATAGATTGTAAATTACTGCTACTGCTCCTATGCAGAACGTAACGTAAATAAATGCTTTATATATATCCTTTTCCATTGTCTGTGTTTTGATTTTAATTATTAAATTTTATCTTCGTAATAGATGATTAATTGGTCTTCGTTGCTTTCTTCCTCGTCTATGAGGTACTTGCCTGGTTCTACATTGCTTTGAATAGTTCCGTAACAATAACTTTTGTTATTTGAAAACACATAAGTTTTTTTATCCTCCATTTGATAAGGTTTACGTATGATTAGCTTTTCCATGTCATGGAGTGCGACAAATTCTCTGTGTTTAAATATCTCGTGTTTTATTACTAGTTGGCGTAAATTTTGTTTGCCAGTTTCTTGTATTACTATATGGTTCATTAGTCTGTGTTTTGTGTTATTGGTTAAATAAAATTGAGCTTCTTGTATTGTTTAGCCTTATGGTATCAAAAATACTTTTTTCTGTGGCTATATAGAATAAGTTATTTTTTGGATTAGATAAGCAATAAGTATTTTTTATTGCTTCTAAAAACTGATCTTTGCTTTGTGTTTCCGTTTTGACTAGATGTGCAAAGTTTGCAATTTGGTCTATAAATAAAAAATTTAAATTAGTTGGTTTTATCTCTGTTTGTTTCATTGTATTATATTTTTAATGTTTTTCTAAATTTTTAACGTATTGAGGTATTGAATTTATATACGCTACATATTTGCTTTGATTCATTAGCTTATCGTTGTAGTAAGGTGCTAAAATTAGTTTATTTTCTTGCATTTGTTTATATTGTTTATACTCAAAATAAAACAAAGCGTTTGCCCTTATATTGATTTTTCGGTGGATGCTGTATTGTTCTGCTATTGGATGATTTTGCATGATATGTGTTTTGTGTTTATTAATCTTCAAAGCCCTCTAATTCTTCTAATTTTGTTCCTATTGGTCTAAGTCCGAACGGCTCGTTATCTAGCCCAAAATCGAATGTATAGCCTATAGCTTCCATTTCTTCGCACATATTGGCTGTGTCTTTATAGTCCATTTCGTTGCCGTCCCCTCCAAAATCATCGGCATACCTTTGTATTATATCGGCAATTTCTTGTGGTTGGTTTTCGTAATCTTCAAATAAGTCTTTCATATTTATAAATTTAGATTGTGTTTTGAATTGGTTAATTAAATAGCTCTCCGTTTGCTAAAAAGTGATAATCATTGGCCTCTATTGTTTCAATAATTGCTTCGTCACTTTGTAGATATTCATATCCATTTTGTAACATTATGCTATAATCTTCTAATAAACTATATAAAAATTCTTCTTCAATTTCTTGCATTTCTTCCTCTGCTTCTCTACTTTCATATTTTTCATTTTCTTCATCCGTGTAAGCATTAAATATAGGTTGCCAATACTCTAAAAAATTAGAAGCCGTTTTGTATGTTTCGCAATTTTCTCCATGATTGTTGATTATATTTTGTGAGACTTCTGCAGCACTTAAAATAAATTCTCCTTTTGCGTGTCTGTTCCTATCTAAGTCAAAACTAGTAATTTTCAATCCGATCTCTTTGGCATCCTCATAAATATATACCCACCAGTCAAAATCTACATTAATACTATTTAATTTTTCAATAGCTTTGTCTTGTGCGTCTTGTGATAGTTCGTTAAACTTGTACACTTTTATTCTTATATTTTTCATATTGTTTTGTTCGCCTGTTATAGTCTGCGACTGACTTTTGATTAATACGGCTATATTTCAAGCCGTTTCGGATATTTAATCCTCATCAGTTAATCTTTTATTTTAACTCAAATTCAATATGTTTTAGCAAAGTATTTTTTTTTGCTATGTCAATAAATTGCTTAAATTCTGTTAGAGTATATTTTTTAGTATATGAATTATTTTGCCAATTTACCACACATTTATTAGTATGATTGTAGAATATTACATTATCTTTTGTATTAAACAATTCAATTAATATCTTATCAATTTCGTAATCCATTAAAGCCTCATTATATTTTTTATCGAAATTATCTTTCAAGTCTTGTAATAATTTAGCTTTTTTATCTGCTATTTTTTTGGATTCTCTTTGCTCTATATTTTCAACTGAATAGAAGCCATTTTTTTCTTTTTCTGCAATTTCTTTTATTTGTTCCGCAGTGAATTTATAATTTTGCTTTGTACTATCGTTTACAAATGTCGTATTTGTTAGTTTTTCTAACTCTATAAGAGCTTTTTTTGCTTCTTCTTTCCATTGGTCTAATATGCCTAATTTATGTAATAAATAGCCAAAATAATCCTGTTCTTTAGTTTTTGAAAGTTCGGCAAATTGTTCTGCTGAAATTCTATAATAGTCGCAATATTCTGTTAAAAAGTTTGGGTCTTGTGGTTTGGTATTATTGAAACCGTTAATTAAATGATAAAAGCCATTAGCCTCTGGATACATTGGAGCGCCGTTATAATCACATAAATGCAAATTAACAAACATTTTTAAATTTGGTTGCACTTTTAATATTTGATCATGACAACAACCGCCCATAATCATATTTCTATCATTTCTCACTTTATTAATTTCCCAAAAAGTGGCAGTAATTGAAAAGTCTTGATGTCCATTTTTACATTCATCATTTAGTTTAATTTTTATAATACAATTATTTTTTTGATTATTAATATCAATTCTATGTACTAGTGAATTAGATTTTTTTACTTCTGTTGTTAAATTTAGATTGTTCATTTTTTTTAATTTTTGATTTGATTAATAAATATTTGTTTAATTTGATGATGCAAATATAAATATATTTTTTTTATTAATGCAAAATATTTTGCATTTATTTTTAGTTTTTCAATGTTTATAAGGCTTTGAAGCACTAAAAAAGTTATATGTTGTAACATCTATTTAGATAATATTTGATAAAATAGCATAAAAAATGTACTTAAAAAATATATATTTTAATTATTAAAAGTTGCAATAAATACAAGTTTTACACTAATATCTGAAACCATTAACCAGGATACAACCAACCAACAAAGCATATTTATACATTACAATCACTCATAGTGCGACCAAAGGAAGCACCATATATAAAAAAAAATACCTCTTTAACCTATTTATATACTCTTTTATCATCCGAATATATAAAAATAAAAAAAACATACCTATTTAATACAATAGTATATAATTTACTCAATAAAAAATATAAAGCAATGATCCAAACAAACAACCTAAAAACAAATATTTAGGCTAACCTAAATTTTATTATTATACCACTATTTAGAATCATTCTAAATAACAAAACCATATCTCAATCAAAACCAATAAAATCAATAGTTCCTTATTTAGAATCTGTCTAAATAAACTATTCCAATCATACCAATTCAAACAATAGACTTTTTTTAGATGAGGTATTTTGTAACAAAGACAAGGCTTCCAGAGGTTTTGAATTTATTTTTATAGATATTTGCTTCAAACAAATTGATAAAATAGATCATTTTTTATACAATAGCTATTTTGTATAGTAAATAGTACAGTGTCTTATAATATTATATTATGTTAAATAGAATATGTCACTAAGTCAGTGATACTATTTAGATTAATTCTAAATAAAGCTATTTTGGTATTGTGATTTTAAGGTGCTAAATTTAAACTTTCTTTGATAGAGATGTACAAACTATCATGCAAGTATATAAAGTCTTTAATTTGAGCATCTGTGTAATTAAGATTAAGCTATTACAATCCATACAATAATATCACAATTTAAACCAGCCAAATAAAAATGAATTTGTTTTGAAACTTTTTGCAAATCATATAGGGGGTAGTTTTGTTTTTGAAATATGTAGGAGGGGTAGTTAAGGACATACCTAAAAAGTTAGTGTGTATCATTAATTTTGATTATTGCTTTGTTGGTTTGATTGTTAGAATAAATTTAGATTGGTCTTGGGGTTTTTGTTATTTGGTTTTTTGGTGGTTGAAAAATTGTGGTAGAAATTTTGATAAAAAAAACAATATTATTTGGTGGTTGATTTTTGGTTTTATGGTTGGGTTTATTTTTATTGGATTATTTTCTTGTTTAAAAATGTGGATAAACTTGGGTTGTATTTTAGAGTATATAAGATAAGATAGGGGTTTCCTTGTCTGGCGTGGGTTTCAGAGGAAAATGATAGTTGTAGGAATAACATTGTTATTCGTAGGACTACGATTTGTAGTTGTAGGACTACGATTTTGGATATTTGGATGGTTGAAAATGTGGATAAGTGATTATTTAATATTGCGAAATATTTTTTGTTATTGGTTTAATTTTATATATTTGCAGTTCTAAAACTAAAATAATGAACATGGAACTACTACTAATAATCATACTATTCTTTTATGGTGTCCTGGTGATTTACAATTACTTCACTATTTACTTGCACAATATCAGTGAGGAAAGCAATAGTAGAAATGATGGCATTGATACTATACCTGAAAAAAATGCATTCAATCCTTTTTTCTTATTTAGATACTTAAAATAATATACATATATGGCTAAAATTAAAGTTGGTTCGGACTGCTGTGGAGTAGGTTCTCTAATTCAAGCAGTTAAAAGATTAGGTATTGACTATGAGGAAAGTTTTGCGTGTGATTTTGATTACTATGCTAGGCTAAACTATTGTATTCAATATGGAACAGATAAAGATGTTCAGATTGCACAATCTAAAAAACATAAGTTCTTTTGTGATGAAGTAAAAAGGATTGCACTAATGGATGCTAGTATTGAAGTATGTGATGAAGATAAGCAAATATTAGTAGATGCCAATGAGTTTGCTAAAACTTTCTCATTCTATTTTCCTTTTAATATGTATGAAAGAGAAGTTCCGGTAGATCCAATCGACTTGTATATGTCCTCTGTACCTTGCTTTTCTGGAGATACTTTAATAAACACAAGCGAAGGATTTGTTCAAATTAAAGATATTAATATTGGAGATATGGTATTAACTCACAATAATAAGTACGAAAAGGTAATAGCGAAAGGAAGTAAATACTCTAAAATATTAAATGTAAAAGCTCAAGGAATATTAGAAACTAAAACCACAGAGAATCATAAATATTATGTTAGAGAAAAGTCTTATGTATATAAAAATAGAACACAAATAAGAGTATTTAGTGAACCTAAATGGATAGAAGCTAAAAATCTAACTAAGAATCATTTTATTGGCATTAATATACCTCAATTAATTGAAAATAAATATAGCATAACAGAAGAAATAGCTTACATATTAGGCAGATATGTCGCTGACGGATGGTTAAGAGAGTCGAAATATAAAGGCAAATCAAAAGGAGACGCTGTCATGTTAGCAATAGGAAAAGATAAAGTTGATGAAATATCTACCAAAATAAAAGTAAAACATCATATTAGTAAAGAAATAAATGGAGTTCGCAAATTATTTATATTTTCAAACGGATTAGTAAATCTTATAAAAGAAATAGGTTTAGGTAAAGGAGCAATAAATAAAAGGATACCTCAATCTATTATAAACCTACCTATTGACATATTAAAACATTTCGTTAATGGATATATGGATGGAGATGGACATATTCATAAGGATGCATTTAGAGCAACTTCTATTAGTAAAGAATTATTGATGGGTTTGCAACTTTGTATTGCTAAAATACACAATGTAAATTCTAATTTAAGAATAGTTAAAACTCCAAACACAACAATAATACAAGGCAGAGTAGTTAATCAAAGAGATTATTATGTATTAGAATTTAGAAAAGAAATGCGTAAGCAATCTAACGCTGTCGTTATTGACGATAAAATATGGTATCCAATAAAATACATTAAACAAACCGAAGAAGTTGAAGAAGTTTATGATATAACGGTTGAAAACGATCATTCTTATACCGCTAATCAAGCAATAGTACATAACTGCCAATCATTTTCTTTGGCTGGTAAAAGAAAGGGTAAAGATGACAAACGAGGTGTCTTGTTTTTCAGTTCACTAGACTTCATACGTGAAAATAAACCCAAATACTTCATTTTTGAAAATGTCAAAGGTTTGCTTTCACATGACAAAACGGATAAAAAAGCTAAGTATGGTAAGACTTTTTCCGAATGGATTAATTATCTAGGGGGTAAATCAATTAATGGCAATGCAACTTTTATTCCTTATGAGGATAGTGTGCCATATCATATCTATTTCCAGGTGCTAAATGCAAAAGAACATGGAGTGCCACAAAATAGAGAAAGGATATTTATTGTTGGTATTCGTGATGATGCAGATAATAGTTTCAGATTCCCTATAAAAGAAGTTTTAAAACTAAGATTAAAAGATGTTTTAGAACCTATTGTAGATGAAAAGTATTTTTTGAGTGATAGTATGTTAAATATGCTAACAAGTCATGCTGATAGGCATAATAAAAAAGGAACAGGATTTGCAGTAGATTATAAAGATGAAAACTCAATAGCAGTAACAATAAGAGCTAACGCAGCTTTATGTCCTACTGATAATATTCTCAAAGTAGGATTTATCAATCAAGATACACAAGCAAGTCAAGTTTATTCAGATAATGGAGTAAGTCCAAATATGTGTGCAAGAACACATGGTTATGCCAATGGATATGTGGAGAGTGGTGTGATTGAAGATAACACTCCAGAAGTAAGACAATTAAATCCTAGTAAAGAGAGTGGAGGCAAACAACCATTTCAGCATAATAGGGTTTATGATGTAAATGGAGTAATGACTACTTTAGATACGGATGCTAGAAGTAAAAATATATTACTTGACGAACCTACAATAGTTGCTATGCGAGGCAGATATAATGAGGATGGAGTTATTGAGCAGAATATTGAACCAAATGAGAGTAGCACTAGCAATGCAATTACAACTGTTCAAAAAGATAACTTAGTTATGGTTAGTTCTGAACCTAATCCGATAGTAGAATATCAACTAACGGGTGGCAAGTGGGATAAAACACATGAGCAAAGTGGTAGAGTTTATGATAAAAATGGTGTTGCACCAACAATTCATACTATGGGTGGTGGGAATCAAGAGCCTAAGATTGCAGTTGAGCAAAACTTTATTCAAGGTGGAACACAAGAGCCTGTTATTTTAGATTTAACTAATAGTTTTGGAGAAGAAACAAGGGTTTATGATAAATATTCTCCTGCTTTAAGAAGCGATAGAAGTGGATTAGCTACAAATCAGAACAAAAGAATACGCCGATTAACCCCAACCGAAGTATTCCGTTTGATGGACTTCGAGGAAAGTTTTATGGATAATGTGAAAAAATACAATGAGGCCAATCCTAAGAATAGTTTATCTGATTCGCAGTTGTATCGTCAAGGTGGCAACTCAATAGTAGTAGCTTGTTTGGAAAAAATAATCAGAAATTTGAAAATAAATTTTGATTAATGAAAAAAATAACTATCTTTGCTCCACTTACTCGGGCGGGTATAAGTCATAAATAAACTATTAATCCTCAAAAGAGGTTTCTATATAGTACTAAAGACCCAAACAGCCGCCCTTGTTTGGGTTTTTTATTAAAAATAAACTAAAAGAACTAAACTAATGACACTAAAAGACAAAATACAGGTAGTACTTGATAAGTACAATGGTGGTATAAGTAACAAGTATTCAGAAGATATGTTACGATTAATAGAAAGTAGTAAAACATATAACGAAATAGTTGTTACAGAGTTTTATGTTGAACATATAATTATGTATAGCATAAATGAACTTATTGGAGTTTGTATAATGGCAAATAATCCAAACTTATTTAAAAGTGCAAACAAAGACACTTATTTAGATGTAACAGAACATTGCCCTCATTAATATGAAAATAGAATAATGAAGCACTATAAATACTACATTGGAATTGACACTGGGAAAAACACTGGCTTTGCAGTTTGGAATAAGGCTGAAAAAAGGCTTGAAGTCGTTGAAACTATACTAATACATCAAGCAATGGATAAAGTGCGAGAATTTGACAAAAATGAAGCGCTAATTCGTGTTGAGGATGCAAGGCAACGTAAATGGTTTGGGAGTAATGCAAGTGCAAAACAACAAGGTGCAGGAAGTATCAAAAGGGATGCAACTATTTGGGAGGATTTCCTCAAAGATTTAGGATATAACTTTGAAATGGTTGCCCCGAAGAACAACAAGACAAAAGTTTCGGCGGATCAATTCGCAAAAATGACTAAATGGGATAAAAGAACTAGTGAGCATTCTAGAGATGCAGTAGGATTAATTTTTGGGATTTAAGTATCTAAAATAATTTTTAACTTTAAATAAAAAAAAATGAAAAAACTTATAGACGTATTAAAAAAAATATGGAACTCTACAATATTAGATATTGTAATTAAAATAAGTATGATATATATACTAATAAAATTAATAATTGGCGATTTTAATATTTTGTTTTAATAAAAAAACATTATATTTGCGTATTAAATTTAAAATTCTACATGTGCCACTCATTAATTGAGTGGCTTTTTTATTTCTTGAAATACCTGCTGTAGATAATATCCTCTGCTTCTTTTGTAGCTTGTTGCTCAATATTACTATACGCTGATTTAGCCTCTCTCTTATCTGTAAAACTAGTGATATAATCAAGATTTTCCTCTGTGATTTTTCTTAAATACTTACCTCTAGTTTCTACATAATCATAGAACTGCTCATTAGTCATTTCCTCTCCATAGATTTTCTTGTTTTTTAATGGAATAGTTGGCACAACTCCTACTTCATACAATGATTTCAATGTGTTGTCAGTTTCAGGTAACAATAGCAATGCACCATATCTTGACTTCTTAATAGGTTCGCCAAATACATTCAATTTAGGTCTGCCTAATAGTTGGAATACCGGCACATTATTAATTACCATTCCTTTTATATCCGATTTATCATAAAGTTGGTTATCGAATATGTTGTAGGCTTCTTTGGCAATGTTAGGTATTGGCATTTTCGCCTTAGATATAGCTAATTCTAATATCTTATTCATATTTTCGCTATCTTTACTACCTAGTGCATCAAATAAAGTGGATGCACCTTGCAATGCACTAGCGCTAAACATTTGATTTGCAGTAGTAGATGCAAACAACCCTACTCTATCGGTCATATCGGCATCTTTATTGTACTTTTTGCTATCTGCAATAGTTCCTATCATACCAAGTAATTGCCCAAAAGGAGTATTTTGATAATTATATCTTATCCATTTACCATTAGGCATTTTAATACCAATAGTATAAGGCTTCCAACCTAGTGGATATAATGCAGTATTTTTGTAACTATTACCATATCCATTAGCAGTTACATCAAAGATTTTATCTTCATCATCATCATCTTTTAAGGCATAAGCTAAAAATCCTATTGCAAGTAACATTCCGGTAGTTGCTTTGATAACTAATTTAGAGCGTTCTTCATCAGTGAGCTTCATCTGCTCTGGACTTGAAAATATACTACCTTTTTCAGTCAATGCTCTTGCATAACCTAGTGGTGTCCAATTTAATTGCTCATTTACTACGTTTGAAATTACTCTTGTGAATGGTATGATTGAAGTAATAGCTAATCCTAATGGTTTATTTGCTTTAGTTATGGTATTAGTCAAAGACTGCAGTCCTCTTGATAATGTACCTAATGCTCCAACGGGGTCATTGTTATATGTAGCTTTCAATGCTGAAACATCGGCTTTATCAGTGATAGCCCTATCACGATTCATTTCTATTAATTCAAATATCCTACGTTTTTGAGTTTTAGTATCTAAATATCCCTCCTGGATTGCTTGTTTTTTAAATTCATTGTAGTACGATTCGCCTTTCAATAAGGTTTCGTTAATCTTATCAGTCAATGCTTTGCCTTTCAATCCACTTTTTAATGCAATTTGTCTAGCTAAAACATAGCTTTCCATTTCTTTAACTCCATAGTAGAATAAAGTATCGGCTGCAACCATTAATCTCCTAACATACTTTGCCCACGAAATAGGTTTAATATTACCGGTATATGATTCTAATACATCTTTCCTAGATATTTTAGGGTTGCTATCAAGTAATAATACCTTTTTATTTGGGTCATAACCAGTCTTTAACACTTTTATTGCTTCTAATCCACCTCTTTCAAGTCCAACTAGCAATCCTTTAGCTAATCCAGATATTCCTTTTGCATCGCCTTTTGCTAACATAAGCATAGAATTTACGTACGCTTCTGCAGTCATTTGCATAGTATTAGATACAAAGTTTTTTACTTGCGTACTTGATGCCGAAAGTAAACTTGCATACATTAAACTTTTAGCAATGGCCCAATTATCTGTTCCGTTTATTTCTTTGTCAATAAAATCTAGTAAATCAGCTAATCTATCTCTTTGTTCTGCCGAGCCTTGTGGAGCATCCTTAACTTTTCTATGCATTTCCTCAATTTTAGCTATGGTATTTGCATCTAAATTAGATAATCCAATGTCTGAATAAAGCAATTCTTTCATATCAGTATTAGAAATTGTCCCTTTATTGATTCTATCTACAATTTTCACGTATGGTTGCTCTGTACCTAGTAATTCACGCTTTTGCTTACGTAAAACATCTAGTTCTTTTTGTTTCTCGCTCTTAGTAGTAGGATATTTTTTGTCTTGCTTGTACGTTCCATTCTCAATAGCTTTTATTTCAGATTCTACCTTGGCAATTTTATCATCAACTTTCTTAGCTTGTGATTTTTGTTTCTTTTCTAGTGCATCTAGCTTTTTATCGGCTTCTTGTGCAAACTTGGTTTCAACTATATCTGCAATAACCTTTGCTTCTAATTCCGTCAAGTCAGTTTTGCTCAATATGCTATCAAGTAATGATTTCTTATATTCTTCCTTAATATCATAGTGAGCATTTACCACATCGGATATTTTCTTACCTAGTTCTTGTTCAGCAACCTTTATGGCATCATCTTCAATCTTAGGTAAATTATCTAGTATGAATTTCTTGAACTTGCTTTCATCAAAACTTTCATCAGCAGTGATATTTTCACGAATATATTTTACAGCTTGTGCAACCGCCGTATTTAACATAATATTTGCTTTGATACCAGTTTGGATAATGTTAATTGCAGTGTTGTAGGTAGCAGGAAGTAAGTTTACTCCAGGCAAAGCAGTAAATGCCATATCTTTAACCTTAATACTTTCCAACCAATCAATAGCTTTTTGGCTTTTAGTCTTAGATATACGCTCTCTTTTTGAGTAGATTTTTGCAATGGCATCTTTAATTTCTTTTGATCCATTTATTTCTCTTGCGATTTCTATAATTTTTTCTTTGGTAGTTTTTACTTCTTGTTCTACTACTTCTTTTTGTGCTACTCTGCCTTTTGATTTTAACCTCATAGCGTATTCAACTGCTCCTTGCTCTGTCATTAAGTTCCATAGTGCAGCAGTTTGAATTAATCTACCAGCTTCGGTAAGTTTTTCAGCAACTTCATCAAATATTCTAGCACTTTCTTTATAATTACCATTTTTGTTGTTAATTTTAATCAACTTCATGGCTACTATGTTAGTTTCGGCATCTGATAATTCACTTGTCTTATTATCGATTAATATTTTAGTAGCTTCTTCAATTCCATTTTCTTTAATGAAGTTATCGGCAACGGCTTCTTGCTCGGGATTGGTTGTAGGTATATAATCCTTATTTTCTACTAGATTTTGCACTTGTGTAGGCATATCTTCTAGCGTTCTACTAAATGAGCGTTCTTTTGGCTCTTTAGGAAAAAGTTTATCTATGAAAGTTTTGCCTGTTTGTGATTCAGAAAGGATATTTTTAATTTCAGTATCAGATAGTCCATCTGCTTTCCATTTTTCTACTAAGTTTTTGATAGCAGTTTCTTTGTCGTTTTGAGAAGCATTGCTTGAATCTATTTGAAATAACGCTTGTCCTTCCTCTACCTGTGCTTTTAGTTCGGGTGTTATGTCTATGGAGTGTTGAGTGGAGGTATTTTGTGTATTAACATATTCACTTATTGCTATATCTGCATCTTTTTTAGTCGCATAATCTCCAACATAATTACCATCAGAATCTCTTACGTGAACCATCCCATCTTTTTCCGAAAACTCAAATTGTTTTTTGTTTACACCTTTTTCTTGTCCTTTAATTTCAACCGTTTTCGGCTCTTGCTTAAACAAACTCTTAGCTACATTACCTACAATTCCTAAACTATTTTCTGTTGGAGAACCGTAAAAGCCTTTCATGCCTTTGCCGCCTACTTTAAGATTTTCCCCTTCTACTACACCATTAGAAGACGTTGCTCCCCACGCTTCTTTTGCGCCTTCTAATGCGCTTTCTTTTGTATCCTCTTTTGCTTTTTTGACATACCCGCTTGGTGTTTCGTAACTCCATGCTTTTCTCCAAGATCCCTCTTGAAATATTTTGCTTGCTAAATTTACTTTTTTATTCTTTTTTTCTGACTCATCAAATATTTTTTGGGCAATTTCTTTTCCAACTATACCTTCTAATTCGTTAAGGTCTTTTGCTTTCAGTACGCTTTCTGGTCTTCCCGTATTATTGTCAATCCCTGTTATGCTTAACGTATAGGAATCCCCATCTCTTCTCCATTCAATTTTTTTTACGCTCTTACTTAAATCATACCTTTCATTTTGTTGTTCCCCTGTTGTCCAAGCAATCTTATCAGCACCTTGTTTAACCGCTTCTTTAAGGGCTACTTTTAAACCTAATTTAGTCCAAGTATTTGTGTCCATTACAAATGGAGCAGGAGCTATAACTTTTTCTTCTGCATTTATTTTTTCTCTTAATTCTTCAACTTTTTTTGCTTCAGGAGTATTCATTACTTCTGAAAGTTTTAAATTAATGAAATCTAATTTATTATATTCATTTTCTGCTTCAACAAGTTGATTTTTTAATTGTTCTAAGTTGTTTTGTTTGAACCCCTCTCTCTTACCTGTTTGCCCCCAATCACTTTGAACTTCTTCCAAAAACAATACTTTGTTACCTTCTGCATCTGTTCGGGTATTGTGCCTAATATGCACTAAAATATTTTTCTCGTCAAAATGACTACTGCGAAATTCACCAACTTTCTTTTTCATAAGAGGCGTTACATTAGCAATTTCATCTTGCGATAATGTTTTTACATAGTCTAAAAACTGCTCTTTTGAAAGCGTTTTGCCGTTGATATAGTATTTACAAGGTGCTGCCATTATGCGTATCTTAAATTTGTTTTATTAACCATTCTCCCGTCTAACATTTTCCTAATAGTTTGTTCTTTATAAGTTGTTGCCGATAAAGATTTTCTTATGCTATCATAAATATTTCCTGTTTCAATATCTATTACTTTTCTCCAAACTCCTTTGTTTTCTTTTTTGGGTTGCAATACCTTATAATCATTCGCTAAATAATCTGAATAATAGCAAAGTGATGTTTTATTTGTTTTTGTGCCATTTAAGTATCTTGCTAAGCTTGATACCCTTATCCCAATACTTTTTGCTGCATCAGTAATAGTTCTAAATATTTCTTTTGTTTCAGTATTTATAACAGATATTTTATTTTTTCTAATTTCTTTTTCTTGCTTGTATTTATCCATTAACCCACCTTTGTAATTGTAATGATTTTTACCACTTCTTTTAGTAATAACATCCTTACTAAAAATAACTCCTTTTACGCCCTCTCCGCCATTACTTAAATTAACAAGAGTGCCTTTACATAAATCCCTTCTGCCATACAGTTCAATAAATTCAATCTCCTTAGTATTGGCTTCTTGTTCGGTTTCACAATTCCATAGTATTTCTACATTAAAAATACCGTTGTTTTTAGCTACTATATTTCTCCAAAATTCAGTTCTTCCGCTTAATTGGTAAGCTCTACGATATTCGCTTCTTCTCTTATCCATATTATTCCCTTTACCAATATAGAAAACTTCATTGGTATCAGGTCGTATGTGGCGATATATATAAAAATTATTACTTAACATTCGACTACTAATTTACCACTTTTTTTGTATGTTTCAATAATATAATCCGCATTGGCATCAACAAATTCTGAAATATTTACTTCTTTGTTTGGTAATATAACTAATTTTTCGGCATAGTTTTCTTTTTCTCCTTCTAATTGGTATTGAGAGAATTTGGTTGGGTCTGTTACAAATGTTTTTCCTTCTTTTGTAAAGTAATCTACTTCGCCATTATTATCATAATGAATAGTGTAACCTTCTTTTTCTATTTCTTTTAAGAATTTTTTATCCCCCGTTTCAATAAACCTTTCAGCAAAACCGTATATTGCATTGGGCATATCTGATAATTGCTTATACTTTACTTGCTTTTCTTCTGCTCCCTTCACAACTTCCACCACTTCAATTCTATTATCTTTAAGATATTGTTGTATGTCCTTTTTAGAAATAGATTTGTCTTTATTTTGCTCTAAGAAATCGGATAGTGTAGTCCACTTCATTTCTTCTTTATTCGCACCTCTTGAAAGCAATTGTGTAACCCATTGGTTTCCACTCATTTTATCTTGCTTAACTTGTGCAAGTGCATTTTCAGTATTTGAGTAGAACCCATTTACTACTTCCGAGTTCACATTTTTCACTTTTACCTTTTCTCCATTAGGCAATGTCATAAGCGTTACTCCTTTAGCTAATTTTTCTTCTCTACCTACCTCTCTACCGCCCAACAAATCAGCCGTAACATTATTTACTATATCTTCAATAGTAGCATTTTGGAACTGCTCATTAGTCCATTTTTTAATGTTTGGACTTTGGCTTGTGAAAATATCTTTTATCCTTTTCCATACATCGCTTACTGACTTCAATACTTGTTGTATCAAAGTTTTCTTTGCCCCTTTTAATCCATCCAAAAAGTCTTTTTCGCCTTTATTCCCTACCATTTCGGCTAAGACTTCATCAGCAAGTGCATCATCGCTTAATTTACTATAATTTGGATCTTTTCGTTTTTGCTCTATTAAAGATTTCTCTTGTTTTATTTTCTCAATTATATTCTTGTACGTATTAGGGAATTGCGCTTTCATAGTTTGCACCCAAACGTGAGAAAATTCGTGTATAGGAGTATTGGCATTTAATCCAGCATCCTCATTTATGTAGATTTCTCCATCTTTTACAAACCCATATATAGTGCCTGTTTTAGTTTTTAAAATATCTACACCACCTTTACTTAGCACTTCGATAGTTTTATCATTGCTAATCAAATTAACATTAATTTTCGGGAATGCTTTTTTGAGTTTACCTATTAATTTTTGAAAGTTCTCTTTGGATATAGTTTCGAACTTACCTTTTTTCTTTGTTTGGAATAATGGATTTTGATTAACACTATCCTCTAATCTCTGCTTTGTTTCTTTGAGTGAAGCTAGTTGGTCTTTGAGTGTTTTTAGTTCATTTTCTTTGCTATCAACAATGGCTTGTTGTTCGCCTTTATCGTTGAACATAGATTGTGCCTTTGCCCCTGCAAATGCATCAATTTGATTTTCTTTTAAGTTGTTGGATAGTGCATCTTTGAGTTTAGAAAGTTCTTTTTCAGCTTTGCTAATCAAAGAATTAAGCACTCCTATTTCGGAGTTTACTTGCTCTAAGGTAGGTTGTGTTTGCTCTTTAGATTGTTCCAATCCTCCACTGTCTTGTTCTGTTCCTGCGTTCTCTGTTCCTGCGGAAGTTGGAGTATCTTGTCCACTTGTAACTTGTTGGTTGCTAGTATTGTCGCTAGTTTCATATTCTTTGTAGATTTCATCTATTTGTTCTTTAGAAAGCGAAGATAAGTAATTTTCGTAAATATCCACCTCTTTTTGTAAATTTTCAAAATAATTTGCATCTTCTTCTTCAATAATAGGGGGTTCTTCTTGTTGCGTAAGTTTATCAATTCTATCGCTCCAATTAGCTACTGCTTCTTTCAATGAGGTATTTGTATTAAAAAAATCAATTATTGCATCACGATATTCTTGCATATCTCCATAATTAGATTGTTCGCCACCAGATGCGCTCATATCTTCCTCGTGTAACATTTCGGCTAATTCCTCAATAGTTCCACCTTTATCATTTCTATATGCACTTTGCATACCTTTAATATCGGCAGTTTTAAGTCCAACTTCTTTTATAACACTATCTTTATTGACAAATCCTCCACTGATGAAGTAGTTTGCAATTCTATGTTCTAAATTGATAGGTTCTGTAAAAGTATTTAATACTTTCATCACTTTATCATTTCGCATCCATGATTGCTTAGGATTGAGTTTTACTTTTGGAGTAGTAGGTTCAGTAGGTGTTACTTTTTCAACCTTAGTGTCCACCTTAGTGTCCATTGTGGATACTTGTTCTTTAGAGAGTAGGGATTCTGCTGCTTTCCTTTTGTCTGCAAAATCTTGTTTAATTGCCTCACGTTTAGCATTTATTTCATCAGCTAATTTTTGTTTTTCTTCAACAATTTCTATATCTTTTGGAGTGGGAAATTCAGGTAATTTAGGAACTAAAATAGGTTTTACTTTAGCTAATTCTTCTTGCTCTTTTTTGTTTATATCCTCCAACGTCTTAGCTGTACTCTCTACATCTCTTAATGTAGGGTTACTTTCAGATTGAGTTACTTCTTCAACCTTTACTTCTTCTTCGGCTTGGCTACTTTGTTCGGTAGCGACTTTAGGTTCTTCATTTCCTTGCTCCACTTCTGACAATCCCAATTCGAGTTGTTGAGTTGGTAACACAATTTCATTTGAGATTTGCTCTTGAACGGCATCTTGTTTTTGTTTTAGTTGTTTTTCTAAATCACTCGTATCTTCTCCCAAAGTCTTAGCTAATTCAATCTTCTTCTCTAGGATAGTTATATCTTTTTGACTTGCAACATTAGGTTCTTGAACTTGTGCATTTTCAGTAGTAGTTGGAGTTGGTGCAACTTCTAGTTTAGCTTCTTGTAAAGTTTCAGTAGGGATTGGTTGGTTACTTATAATCTTATCAACTAATGCTTGATTATCGGCTATTTGCTTCTTATAAACAGACTTTAATTCATCACTGATGTTTCCATCCATCCTAACTCTAATAGTTTCATTTTGGAACAATAAATTAGTCAAATTTCGCTTATCAGTTTCATCTGTAACATTAGCTTGTTCAATAGTATTTGCAATCTTAGAAACAATCTTTTTGGTTTCAGTAGCCTTAACTTCATCCATTCCACCATTAGCAACCAAATTGTCAGTTATTAAGTTGAATCTATCTACATTATTTACTGCATCATTTAACGCTTCTAACTGCAGTTCATTCTTACCTCTATAAGAACTTAGCCCACTCATTAGTCCAGTTGCTAAAACAGTTGGGATAAGCACGTCTTTCATACTATTTGCATCAATTTTCTGCATCTCAATATTACTCCCTGTTGCCTTATTGGTAATATCGGTTACGGTATTTTGAACTAATGGCTCATACAACCACTCCTCGGCAACCTCTTGTACTGCTTCTTTACTTGCATTTTTTACAAAATACTTAGCATATTCCTTAGCAACTTGCATTGCAGTTATCTCGCCACTAGCATACTTGACTGCATTATCAGTAATTATTTTTTTCAATGCACTTTTTTCTGCATTTGATGTAGCTCCTAATAAGTTTAACTCAAATTTAGGTGTTACTGCCATATTTAGTCCAGCCAATGCAGTAGAAACTGCCATAGCGTAAGCGTTTTTCTCACGCTCATTTAGATCCGTTCTATCTTTTACACTATCGTAAATATCATTTTGAGTTTGTGCGACAATAGTTGCACCACCTAATAATGTTGCAGCTGCTCTACTACCTTGTGTGACATAACCACCTGCAAATAGTGGGGCCATATCAGCAACTACTTGCGATGTAGTAGCCAAGGTGCTATATGGATTGAATGTATTTTCAACTTTGGTTTTTTTCTCCAGGTTATTCCATTCAGACAATATTCCTTTTTCGTCATTTACCTCTTTCAAATTTTCATCTCTCAATGAGTAGGCATTACCATTTTCATCTACTAATAACTTATATCCTTTGTAATCAGTTTGATTGTAGAAGTTTGGAGTATCGTATTTGTCAGTGAATTTAGAATTTTGTTCTAGGTAATCTTGAATACCTTGTGACACATCTAAACTGCCTCTAAATTGTTTCTTAGCTTCTTCTTCATCTCCTCCGAGTGCCATTATGGTTCTATATGGAGCAGATAATATCCCTGCGGCTAATTTCCCACCAGTATTTTCAACTATTTTATTAAATAAAAAATTTGATTTATTGTCTTCAATATCTTTTGTTGCAGAAGCAAAGTCTGTTTTTAATCGATTCCCAATTTCATCTTGAAATCCTTTATATTTACTTTGTAGTGCAAAGTATTCTTTTATACTTGGCTCATTTACAATAGTATTATACTCATTTATTAAAGTATTTCTTTCAGTTTCATCTTGTGTAGTTTTTATCTTTTCATCAAGATTATCTAATGCATTGAATTTATCTTCATTCTCATTATAGACATAATTCATTCTACCATAGATAGTATTTAATGCATCGGCACTACTCTTTTTAAATTCAGCTAGTTTAGTTGATTCAAATTTAGTATCACTTTCTGTTTTAGGTATTAATTCATCAAGAGTTACATCTACAATGTTTTTTCCAGTTGCTTTTTGAACTTCTAGTGCCTTATTATTACCTTTTAAAGTTGATTGTAATTTATTGTATTCGCTATCAACCATGCTTTTTTCGTTCATTATTGGAGCAATAATAGTTTCTTGCTCTTGCACTTGTATTGGCACATCTCTTTTTGCACCAACAAATCCTGCTAGTCCAGTAACTGTATTTTCTACCAAATTACCTACTCCAGTAAATGCTTGGTCTAAAATTGTTTCTACTGTGCTTTTAGGTTTGCTTTGTTCTTGTTTGAACTGATTAAATTCATCATTATTAAATACAAATTCTTTACCTTGCAATCTTGCGTTACCGGTACCTAATTGGATATATTCTTTTTTAAGTAGTTCCTCTTTTGCTATATTGTCAATATTAGCTTTTTTCGCTTCTACTTCTTTTAGCTTTTGATTAGTTTTACTAAAATAAGGTGCTTGGGTTGGCTCTCCAGACATTCCCTCTGTAACATTTTGTCCTACTTGGTTTACAGACCTAGTTGGCTCAAAAGGATTTTTTATTGGAGTATTTGTAGGCTTAGTTTCAACAACTTTTTGCTCAACAACTTTTGGTGTATTTGTTTGGGTTGTAGTTGGCTTGTTAGAATTATCCCCTAAAATACCCAATGGGTCTGATTGAGTTGATCTATTATCTAAAATTCCTAGAGGGTCTTGTTGTCCTTTGTTATTTGCCATTATTTGTTTAGATAATTTTTTACTTGTTCTTCATTATAACCTAATTCATTAAGCTCTTTCAATGTATAAGTTTTACCTTTTATTGTATATGTCTGCTCTTTAGTAGTTTGAGTTTCTTTTCTATACGTTTTTACGGAAGTATTCCCACTAGCATCTAAATATTCTTGCTCTCTATCTGGATATGTTTTTGAAACTCTACCAAAAGCGTGTAGTGAATTTAATTCAGCTAATTGTTTTGGGTCTGAAAGGTCAAATGATTTAGTAGTTTCTCCTTTGTCTGATGAATTAAAAGTTAGTTTTATAATTCTTTTAGGCGTTCCAGTAATTCCCTCTATATAAGGAAGTCCTTGTTTTGCTTCTATATATTCAGTATTGACAACTTTACCATATCCAGAATCTACATTCATTAATTCTCCAGTTGCATACTTTGCAACTTCTCCACCACCCATTATGCTTCTTATCCAATAAGGGTCATTTTCACCACCATCTCCACCACCACTATTTATTTTATTTGTTCTAGCATTAGTATAGTTTGTTGTAGCTTTATTCTTATCAAGAATACTTTGCTTAACTTGGTCATCCAATGGATTATCAAACTTATATATATAAGGTGTTAAATTGCCATTGTCTATACCTTCCTTATATATGTCTGCAACAACTTCTGCATAATAAAGAGCATCATCCTTATTCATACCTTTTTCTTTAGCAGCAGTAAGTCCCATATTAACAACATCTTCTCTTGTTGCTTCTGCATACTTTCTTTCCTTGTTAGCATAAGTTTTTGAAAATGCATCTCTAAAATCAAACTTAAATGGATCAAACCCACCTCTATACTGAAAATCATCTTTCTTGCCATCTAAAAAAGCCGATAGTTCGTCTTGTGGATTAAGTTTTTGTTTTGAACCATTCACATCTTGGTATACAGGTCTAATAATTTTACCTGCTTTCACATCATTTTGTAAATCTGCACTATCTTTTGCCCTACGCAATGCTGAAACAACTTCATTGCTACCTTGTAAATCTTGATTGTATTTTACTAAATCATTGTACCCACCACTTTGTAAATATAAATTCACATCGCCGCCATATTTTTTGATACCATTTATTATAGGATTTATCAATTCCTCGTTTTTTACTCTAATTTTTTCAGTATCGGGAGGCAATACTTTTAATTTAGCTACTTCATTATAAATATTGAATACTTTATCGCCAGCTTCTTGTTGCTGTTGTTTTTGTTGCTCGGCTAAGTCACGTAATTGTTTTGCTTGATTAAGTTCAGCATTTCTATCAAGGCGTTTCTGTTGCCAATCATCTACCCCTTGTAAGGCAGTGAGCAAGCCCCAATCAACAACATTTCCACCTCCTCCTGTTATAGGCATAGTATTTTATTTTATAATGATAATAAATATTTTTTATAATTCTCTTTTTGTTGTGTTTCCAACTCCCTTTGTTTTAAATACTCTTGTTCTAATTGAGAATACAAGCTATTGTTTCCATAAGCCTTATTGTAATCTGCTCTATTAGTCATATTTTTATAAGCATCTTGTGTTAATTTAGCAGCGGCCATTTTAGTCCTTTCATCTTGCAACAATCTATCTTCAAATTGTTGTCTATCATAATCATTCATTTTACCTAAAAATGAGCCATAGTTAGCTAAATTTGCTCTTTCTCTTTCAGCATCCAATGCGTTTATTTTAATTGCATCTTGCATTCTGTTGCCACCTACGTTTTGAATATTTGCTAGTGCTAACCCTGCGTTACCACCTGCCAAATTATATACATTTGCCATTGCATATCTTGAATTTTCATCGGCAGTTGTATTGAGCAATGACAATTCTTCTGGAGTTAAACCTCTATCAGCTTCTGACCTTAATCTTTGTCCATACTCTAAATATTCAGTAGGTAATGTCCATCTAGGTAGTTCTTTTTGAGAATTAGATAATCCTAGTCCAAATCTATATCCATCATAGGCATTTCCTGCTAAATTTCCAAAGTCAATACCTTTTAATTTATCATAGAATTTCCCATTTGATGCAGGAACATTGCTTGTATATACACTTTCTGCAAGTAATGGATATTCGGTTTCCACTTCTACATCTTCTCCATATATCAAATCGGATGCTTTCCCACTAGTTGATTCATCAAAGAAATTTTGAGCTAATGCAGATTCTATTTCGGGATTGAAAACTCTATTTTGATTTCCGTTTTCCAAATCCATAGGATAATTTCTTTGTGCAAATTGTTGGTTTAAGTCAAACCATCCTCCACCATTATATCCTTCCTTACCTTCTTCCATTTCAGTTGGTTCTTCCTTGAATTGTCTGCGAATAATATCATAAATTGATTCCTTATCTCCTTTTTCTAATGCATCCTCAATAGCTTCTACATTATCTTTTGAAATAACCAACATCTCGCCTTTTTCAACACGAACTCCCGTATCTTCTCCACTATTAGTATCTACCAATGCTATATCATCGTTTCCTTTACCACCAACTACCGCCACACCACCATCTGTAAAACCATAAGTTCCAGAACTCCAATTATAATTATCTCCTTGTGTGTTTACTTTTATTTCAGGGTCATAAACCATTTTTGTAGTGTCCATTGGCATACTACCACCTTGCATTTGTGGTGCAGTTTCTTCTTTTTTATCTTTCTTACCACCATAAGCATCAAACAATCCCATTGCTCCACTCATAAATCCTTGCGTAATAGCACTATTATATGGTGTTGCATCTTGCGTTTGATATGCAGGAATAGCCATACCAGTTTGTTGTTGGTAGTAATTTTGTAACTTTCTATTATAGTCTATTCTTTCTTGCTCGGCTTGTCTATCTTGTTTACCCTCAATACCAGCCGATATTGAAGACCCAATGCCGGGTAATATGAAATCTAAAATACTTAGAGTGCCTTTTATATCTTGTTTACGTTTAGCTTTATCGTAATTTCTTATTTGTGATTGATTACCTGCATAAGTCATTTTCCCGTCTGCTCCCTTAACAAACTGCAGTCTTTTCCTTCTTTTATTTAAGTCTATGCTATTGTCAAGATTAGCAAAATATTGATTGTGTGGTGCAAATAAGTTTGCAGTCACATCACCAGCTACACTATCGGTACTTTTTAGTCCTTTGTATGCACTGCTACCAATATTATAGAATGAGCTAATTATAGGTATATTGCCTAATATGCCTCCTGCCGTACTACTAACTGCTCCCTCTACACTATTCGCAGCTGCTCTATTATATCCACTAGACCCTCCTGAATAACCATAGGCATCAATGTATGTTGGCGGTGCGGTGTAAGAGTAAGGTGTATTGCTACTGTATAACATGATTTAATATTTATTTGATATTCTAAATTCACACTCACTCAAAGGTATAATTGCCCTATCACTTGCAAATCTAATAAAAGTAAATTTGTTTTTTGCAAATTTTCCTCTTAATCTTGTAGGTTTTTTCAATTCTCTTGTTGGAAATGTTAAAAATCCCTCTCTATACCTAACTCTACTATCTGTATTTAATGAAATTAAATGGCTATCATTCTCCTCTGTGATACCTTCCCATGAAAATAAATTATTCATGCCTTCTGGATTTATACTCATTCTAATATTGTCATAAATCTTTTGAGTATTTGGATTTGGAGTAGTGTTATATATTAATTCAGCAGTAGCATCAACTCCATAAATAACCAAAGGAGTTCCCTCATCATGCTTGTATAAAGACAGATTATTTTGGCTATAAAACGACCTTTTTAAGTTGCAATATATAAATGGCTTAAATGAATGAAATGAAGTGTATTTGTTACTTTCCTCATTATACTCAATAGTATATTCGGTTGCATTATCTCCATTAGTAGTTTTTACTAATCCGTTTCTATTTGAGAAAGTAGTTATCAAACTATTATTCTTAAAGTCAAATATAGAGTGGATGCCACCCCATATTCTAGCATCATCAAAGTTACCCTCATTGACTAAACTCTCATAAATATCCGCTCCAACATAAGGCTTTTTCCAATAATACTTAGACTGCTCTGTAAAGAAATTATGCATCCCAAAGGTATCAGATATTATGTTAAATCCATCTTGCCCAAATCTCCATTGCTTACCTTTATTGGCATCAACTCCATAGATACTTCTACCATTTGCTATAACAGACCATTGGTGCTGACTTCCGTAATCGGTATGGATATATTCTTGTCCATCATATCCTTTGCCACTTCCAACCGTTAATTGGTTTTGCGCTGCTTGTAGCATTGTCCTTTCATTGAACCTCATTTTAGATAAAGCACCCTCCTGGATTATGTAGTTTGCATCAAACAAATCTACGATTTCGGTTATAGAACCATGCTTACCATCTGCATAAGCAAAATTATTTACTTTGAACTTTCTAAAGCTATCATTGCATTCCCCAAGATATTTCAATTCAGAGTGAATATACATCAATGGAAAATCAGTTCTATCTAAGCCACAATCGTTTCTAACAAAATACTTATTTACACTCAAATTTTCATCAGGCGTTTGTAGTACTTTATTTACGTTAAATTCTTCTAATCTATAATAATCTGAAACTCTGCTTTGAAATATTCCATCTTGCATCATCTCATTCATATCTCCACCCAATACACCACTAATATCGTTTGCCTGTGATCTACTTCCTACTCTAGCATATCTACTTCCTTTTTTCATAGTGAAGTTAAATTTGCTTTCAGTTGGGAATATTAATCCTAATCCATAATCTCGTCTATTTTCAGGGTCTTCTTCATATAAAGGAACTAATCTACAATAATCAAAGAAATCTACGAAACAATCGCCACCCCATACTTCAACATCGTCAAATACAATTCTACCGCCCGAAGTAGCTTGTGATATTGTAGTTGGATTTATAGGAATAAAATGGCCTATATTTTTGTAAACTCTATTTTTTACAATATTATCGTCTAGCACATATCCATCTAATCCAGTTCTATAATTTGCTATGAAATAACAACTTCTATTTGAGGTCATGTCAGTAGGATTTATCCAAGGCACATAGAAACTCAATAGATTTCCGAACTTAGCTGATACGTATATTGAATTTTGATGCCCTCTAGCCTGCCAATCTTCTGTTGGCGGTAGATTTTGATAACCATTTAAGAATGTTTCCCAATTTGATATTAAGTAATATCCATCTCCAATAGTATAAAATTCTTCTTTGAATACGGGTGCTTTTATTTCATCTGCATTTTTTTCAGTTCCCCATAAGGCAAATGGTTGAACATTTCCTATACCTACTGAACCTGCCCCATCTAAATCATTAACCCACTGAACTCCACCCATTAATGTAGAATAGTGCTTTGTGTTAAATTGATTGTTATTTCCATTAAATGAACTTGCATAACTTCTAGTATTTACTATTGGTTGCAAATCAAATTTTGGACTATTGAATGATAGTTGGCAGTTACCTACTATTTTAAATTTGTTTGTTCCCTGTGTATTTATCACGTTTGAATCAATAAGAAAATCAGGAGCTTCAAATGTAAATGTGTGTTGTGCAACGTATCTACCACCACTTTTATTTGAACCATGGTCGTCATCAGATGCCGTTACAACCGGATTTGCAGGAGTTATCCCTTGCGAATAGAATGGCCTAGTGTTTGGTAATGTGTTTTTGTATAAATATACAGAACCATGACTATGTAATGGTTGAACTTTAGGTATATTCCTTTCATATCCTAATGCATCAGGAAACGGACTTTCGTTATTTACTTCATTTACTTCAACTGTACAATTCAATAATAGTCCTTGACAAATAATGTCAGGAACTCTATCACTTCTAATAATAGAAAATCCACTTAATTGAATTTTACCATCAGCATCATAAATTATATCTGTTAAATCAATACCACTAAATTTTGCTCCTAATATTTTTAAAGCGTGGTTTGAACCTCTAAATATTGTGTCTGTTATTGGGTCTGTTGCACCAGTTACCGGGTCGTAAATTGTCAATGTGTAATCTCCAATAGAACCAGTTGTTCCAACAGTTGTTCCACTAGGTCTTTTTAATGACCAACTGTTATTATACTGCTCTGGAAACTGAAAATCTCCTATATATTGGGCAAAGCATGGTTGCCCTTTTCTATCAAATAACACAATAGAATAAGGATATAGTCCCCCTCTAAAGTGTCCTTTGAACGTATGTTCCCATTGTGTACCTTTGTAGTTTATGTAATCTTGAACAATAGGCAATGTTTCTGTTACTGCTCCAAATACTCCTTTTGTTACAAATGTAGTTTTAGGTGCTTGATTTGTGAGCGGTAATTGAAACTTAGTGTTTGTTTCATCACTAAGCATTTCTCTTATTATAGGAGTAATGGTTATTGCATTTAGAACTTCATCTGCAATTAATGGTTGTTCTCTTAATACTATATTGCCCTCATGTAAAAAGTTATTTTTGATATTTTGTGTTTTAGCGTGGCTAACATCAAAGTATCTTTGGTTAATTTCTTCTAAAAGTATGCCGTTACCAACATCTGAAATGTGCGAAACGTCAATAGTTGATGCCGTAATGTCTAGTTTTTGAAACACATAAGCTCTTTTTGGTGCTTCATCCGTTTCCCAAACAACACAACCTACTTCTACTTCATTAAATCGAACATCTAAATCAGTAAGCCTAATCATGTGTCCTTTCTTTGTTGAAGTGCCACTCACTTCCATTTCATACTCATTCCAATCTGTTAAGTTAGGCTCGTCACTAGTTATAAATATAGCTTCTGAAATAGGCGACCATGGACTTGTATATCCGTTTTTATGAATATATCTATAAAAATATTGTCTTTTAGCTACGGTTAATGTACCACTAATGTTTCTATAAAATCTAATATTACCCCAATGCAAGTCTATCATTCTATCCATTGAATGCACTGAATAGTAGTTTGGATATGGAGGGTTGTATGCTGCACCCCAATCGCCTAATGCAAAAAGATTAAATACTCTTGGGTCGTTTCTATCATCATTCCAATATATTCGCTCAATACCATCATTTTCTACAATAGAATTTACTTTACATCTGTTTCTGAAATTTAATCTATCATTGTATGGATCATAATCATCATTGAATAATTCATAAATTGCATATACTCCAAATTGGTCTTCTTTTAGTCCTACTATTCTACTAGTAACTCCATTGGTAACTAAAAGTATGAGCTTATTATTAGATTCGCACCCACCTACTATTTCTTCATTTGCATTTAGATTAAATACAAATGTAGTCCCATTGGCAAAAGTCCATGCTAAAGTATTGTTATTTTCATTGAATACTAATCTCCCGTTAAGGCTTTCTAAATAGGTATTTGCTTGAGTATAATTTTCATTATAATCTCTTTTCATACCTCCATTAAAACTATTTATGTGCTTCATCTATATTCTTGGGTTTCTAAATACGTATCCTAAGTATTCAATTTGTTTTTGTGTAAGTTGGTTATATTGTGAGCGCGCTTGTCGGCACAATTCATACCATCTTCTTTGACACTCTGCACTTCTATTATCTCTATATCTAAAGCATAGTTTCCATTTAATGTATTCTTGTATTGCAATAACACACACATCTGCAACTTTCGGATAACCATTGTCATCCATTGGTCTAGCCATATATTTAATTTTGGCAATCGTACCATCCTCTACCGCAGGACTGAATGAAATAAAACATCCATCAGCAGTGAATATCTTTTTAGAATTTGCATTGCTACAAGGACAAGTGTTAGTAACTAAATCGCTACACTCATTTCTTTGCTCAAAATCATATAATTCTCCATTGATTGAAACACAATCAATTATTTTCATATCAGCACAATACCTTATCTTGTTATTTTTTATTGTGAAATCTCCCGACTTATTTTGCAGTGCATTTTCTTTTCCTATCAAGTCTTGTGCCTCAACTGCCCAACGAACTAAATCTTCTTCAAGCGTTTGCATAACTCCACTCATACCTAAATCGCCACAAGCAGTTCTAATAGGAGTAAATGTGCTTACGTATTTTATTATTTCCATTTATTGTGCTTTATCCCACTTACCTAATGGGCATTTTTCGTTAATCAATGACGTTTTCCACTTTATAATGCACCCACAACCTGGATATTGATTGCCTAATATTCTTTGTTCTCCATCATACTCTAAATTCTTAACTGCAGTACCTTTTGTTGAACTAGAACAAAACTCTCCATCTTTAATTGGACAAGTTTCGCAAATACTTCTTCTTTCTGTAGAAATTGGTTTACCTACAAATCTAAGTTTTAGTGTTTCTAATAAGAAATGATTATTTTTCATAGTAGTTCCAATTATTTTTTACTTTTTCATAAAGCATCTCTCGGTATTTTTTACCCAAAGTAAACTCTACTTGTATTTCCTTTTCCTTTGTTATTAGTTTCTTTATAGAATCCATAAACACTACATATTCGTGTCCATTCCATTTCTTATCATGCTCATATCCTTTTCTGCTAGGTATCTTTTTTATATAAAGTCTTTTCTTTAAAAAATAAACCTCTCCATTCTCTATAAGTTCCTCAATAGCAAATTCAAGATATTTGAGTATCATCTGTTTTAAAAGTATAGGACTTGGTTTCTTTCTTCTAGGTACAACAAATCCAGTGTCATCTTGTTTCCTATCTACATACCTTTTTAAAGTTAGTTTACCTAGTTCCTGCAATGACAATGGCATTAGGAAATTCCATTTCTTATGCTCATTTTCATTAGTTATAACTTTATTATAACCTTTTTTCTCATACCTTACTTTCGTTGCTGCCATCGTTTTTATTATCCGGTAAACTTCTTAATATAATTGGCATTGTATGAGCAAAAATCATATCATACATTGCCTTTTCTAAATGACTAGGTATAGGGTAACAATCCTTATCCCAATCGAAACACTTTTCTACATTGTCTATACCGCAAGTTTGAATTGTTGTTGGATCATCAGCAACACCTCTCACATTAATATAACACAAGTCATTGTTCCCATATATGTAAACTTTATTGCCAATTATTTGAGCAGATACTCCATTTTTTCTTTTGTAAGGTGCGTATTTATCTAAAATTGCATCTGTAATCCCTATTGGAATTGAGCTAACTTTATCTACTAGTCCTAAAAATGTAAGTCCAGCATTGCCTGGTAAGTCTAAAACTTTTGGGATTATTGCCATAAGTAGATTTTCTCCCCATTTAACTTCGGTGCAATTCGCTTGGTCTACCTTAGTCAATTTTATACAACCAAAATCTTGCTCGTATTGTGGGTTGATTATATCTGAATTTTTTAAATCCTTATACAATAGGTCATTTCTAACGTATTTTGCCCAATAGAGTATTTGTCTATCAGAGAAGCTATAATCTCTATTAGATACACCCTCTGAATAAAGGTTTCTTACGTTATAAACTATTTCATTAGCTGTTGGCATCTTCTTCTATAAATTTAATTTCATAACTTCTAGTGAAGTTATTTAAAACTTTGACTGCCTTTAACTTTTTTTTAACTACCGCAGGTTTTACATCCACTGGTTGTTCCTGTGATTTTTTGTTCGGTTTTTTCACCTTTCCATGTATAAGTTATTCTAACATTAGGATTAGGATTAATCCCCGTTAGATTATGAATAATCATTTCTCTATTTATTAGCTTACCACCAACAACGTCATGTGGTATATCTAATTCAGATTGAACTATAAACTCAATCAATTCTTCATCCGTCATTGCATTTATTTGATTAAATGCCTCTTGGTTACTCAAATACTCCATTTCTTTGTGCTATTTCGTTGTTAATTGCATTTGCTTGGTTGTAGTTTTCTGTGTTTACATCTTGTTTCCTAACTGCCATTTCAACTATTTCTTCTGCAAGATAATCGGGCAGTTCAAATACTCCCGTTGGGTTGGTATCTGAATTAATTTTCTGTGGATCACGTACGTAAACAATATTTACTCTATTAGCAGTTGGTAAAACTTCTATTTTTGGCCCTGCTGTAATAAAGAATAACGGCTCTTTTGTTGTTGGTCTATTAAAAGGGTCTTGCTTCAAAACATCAATATTGTTGTTTTTAGCTTGTCTAATATTCCTAGTGACTAATCCATCACAAGTGTCATTAAACTCTCCATTTATCCTAGCTAGATACCTAAAATTAGTAATATCTGTAGTAAGAAATATCTCTGTGCCAATCTTAGTATAAGGCACTAGTAATCTATCTAGCTTAACTGAATGCTCGTGGTTGATTTCAAATTTATTATATTCTTGCTCAATCCAATCATTATAAGCTATATTACAAAAATCATCAAACTCCGATTCAGTAAAGTAAGGAGAACCTACTTTATCTAAAAGGGAGTTTGATAAATTAAACATTTGTTCAAATGTCATAAAGAATTATTTATTTTTCTTATCGACTTTACTTGAAATTACCTCATCTTTATATACGTTTCCTTTCAAGTGTATATAAATATCTTTTTCTTCTTTGCACCACAATACAACTTTGTCTATTCCATATCCAATAGCATTACCCATGTAAGAATAGTACCCATTTTCAGCATACAAACCTTTTTTCTCGCTAGCGTTACCTTTTTCAAGTGATGCATGGATAACCTCTAAAATAAGCCTATCAGGATTATTGAAGTAGTCTGCAATTTCTTTTGCTTTTACTTTGTCTGAACTAAACTTAACTAGTTCATTCTTACATTTCTTAGCACTACCATAGATACCGAATATCTTTGCAAAGTTTACAACTCTTGCATCATCCATGTTTAGAATTTCATCGGATAATCTGTGAGATTCTACAAGTACGTCATGTTCTTTTTGCTCATGTAGTTCTTGGTCATGCAAATAAAATCTTTGGTTTGCACTTAGCGTTTGTCCTTCTTTTGGATAAGATAACATAGCACTAAATGTTGGACTTTCTGTTGCTGCCTTAATAATGTCAGCGTGTAATGGATATAAGTCGGGTTGTAAAAGCATCCCATTACCATCTATCTTTAAAGATTCTCTACCTAATGTAGATAGAATTACTTTCCCTTTAGTGTCTTTGAAATCTCCACTAATCTTAAGAGAACCTACTATGTTACCGCTAAAATTTGGATTCGGACGGATTTCTACTATTTTACTCATTTACTTGTTTACTTTTTTTTGATTTAATAAAATTTATTTCTAATGTAAAATATAAATAAGGGAGTTTTACGGAACTCCCTTACTATTAGTGTTATTACTAAGCTATTGGTCTAAATAGTAACATTGAGCTAGGCTCGTTTACTATCACAACAAATTCAGTATCGTATGCAGCAGTGTAGCCATCATACAAGTTAGCCGCTTTTGGAGAAGTTGGGTCTTTAGGATCCATCTTTCCAGGAACATACTTGTAAGTAAATGCACTTGATGTACCACAACCCTCTCTGAAATAAATTTCATACAATGGTTTCCCATCGCAAGTTGTTTTTGGATGTATCAAGAATTTGTATGATTCATTAGGTATTACACTACCACTTCTTACGTGTTGGAATGATGTATTTCCGAAAAGCATACATTTTTCTAGGTTAAGAATATTACCTGCAAAATGGTATTGCAAGATATTCATACCTAATGCATAGTCATACGCTTCTCCAGACTTAAAGTCATGTAAAGTACAACATCCACCAGCAGTAAATGCTTTTTTCTCTAATACTTTTTGAAGTAAAGAGAATGCAGCAGGGCCGCATCTAGCGAATAATTCTGTACTAGCCATGTTTCTTTCAGCTGCCCATTCTTCGATAGTTACTTCTATCAAGTCTAAGAATGCAGCGTAGTTCGTAGGGTTGGTATATGTAGCCACAGAGAAGTTAGTTACGTTACCACCTTCTATTTGAGCTTCGATACCATCACCAGTAGTCAATGTTCCATCAGGGCCAGTAATCACAGATGCACCAGCAGAGTTTTTATTAGTTCTACCATAGTATACGGCAGCTTCCATAGTTCCTAAGAACAAGTCAAATACTTGTAAATCTTCTGTTGAGTGGAAACACATTGAGCCATTAGCTCCCTCTATCCAAGTACTATTCATTACACCAGTTTTACATACTTGTCTTGATATACAGATATGTGTAGTATAGTTTTTATACCAATCAGGTGCTACTACAGATGCTTTTACGCAACTTTCAGTACAAGTACTAGTTGCAGCCCAAGTCCATGGTAAACTATCTCCAATACCTACTATACCAGCAGGGATTGTTACCGCAGCAGTTGCAATAACTTTTGCAGTGTAAGAATAAGGCCCCGCACCAGTAGCCGCAGTCATAATCAACAAGTTGATTTGTCCACCATTCACGCTATCATTGATAGTCACAACCATTCCTGGAGATAACCAATCTTCTGCAAATGCAATAGTGAATGTACTGTTTAGTGCTATTGAAGAACCGATTGGAGGCAATGTAGTTATAGTCAAAGCTGGTCTAACTTTCGTTTGAACTGCCCAAGAGATATTATCTCCTGAAAGACCCATTTGTCCAGACTTTAGTCTGTTTTGGAATTCAGTTTCATTTATTGATGCATCTAGTCCAATTAAATCACGAAGAAAACATAATGTTTTATCATCGCAATATTTTTTTACTAATTGTTTCTTGATTTGTGGGTAAAGTAACAATACGTCACCTAACCATTGACCGTCTACGGGATTTTTGTTTGGCAATCCGCCAGTATAAATTTTCATTTAATTTTTAATTTTTTAATATTCCACTTGCTTCACTCATGTAAAACAATACTACTTGAATCCATCGGGGTTAAATTGATTGAACCCTTTTGCTTTTTCAGTAATATGTTTTGAAACAGACGGCGTAACTGCTGGTGCAGTAGCCATTTTTTCAACCATAGCAACTTTAGAAACTCCTTTTTGCTTAATGTTATTCTTCCAATTATCCTCATATTTGAGGAATAGGGCGATTTTGCTAAGTGTTTGAGGGTCTTTTAGTGCTTTCTTAAACTCTGTTGAATTGGCAAACTTTCCTGCATCTTTGAGGATTTTTGCTCTTTTCGTTTCATCTTTAGGTAAATTCATACCTAGAAATTCTTTAGTATCAAGAATGGCTGTTTCTGTATTTTTTAATACTTCGTCTTCTACATCTAGGTCAATGTTGTTAGCTAGAATAGAATCTTCAATATGTTTAGTTTTTGCTTCAATATTTCTTTTTAGCAATGAGTTGTACTCAATAGCGTAATCTTCTATTGTTTCAGGACTTACCTCATTAAGTTCTTCAATAGTTTTTTCAACTCTTTGAATAGCTTTTTCGTGGTCAAATCCTTTGTTTTTATACTCGAAGTATAGTTTTGCTTTAGCTTTGTCTTGGTCAGACATTTTAGACATTTTGTTCCACTCGATAATATCAGTGTCTGTGTCTATTAATGAGCGACCTTTAGCTATGATTGATAATTTTTTATTTGCTTCCTTTAAAGACTTGTAGCTTTCAACGGCTTTATCTTCATCGTCAATATCAGGGTCAAGTTCTTTAATAGATGCGAATACATCTTTCTTTGTTGTGTTTGGATTTGCTTGTGCTTGTAGGTCTAAATCTTCAAATAACACTTCAAAAGTATCATCTTCATCATCAGTTTCTACTGTTGGCGCATCTTGCTTTGTAGTGTCTACTACTTTAGGTTCTTCTTTACTTGGCTCGGCTTCTACTTTTTTATTTGCAGATGTTGTAAAATCATCTGGATTAAAGGTAGGTTTAACTTCTTCTACTTTAACTTCATTATCTATTTCTGACATTTAATATAGTTGTAAATTCCACTTAACTATACTCTAACTCTAACTTTTACTATTGCAAATATAATGAATATTTTAAAAAAGCAAATTAAAAATAAAAAAACTCCTATAAAATAGGAGTTCTTCAAATAATAATAATAATGGATCTAAATAACAAACAGAGATGCAAATATATAAAAAAATAGCGAATTGCAAATTTATTTTTAAAAAGGTAATTTATCTTTTATATGAATAATTTTAGTAAATGGATATTTAGGTAGTTTACTTTCTGACTTGAATTTTCCGTTAATATAATATCCATAACTACCCGCATTGTAGCATCTCTTTTGAATTTTGCCAGTTTCTGAATTTAGTAATCCAATATCAGTAATTAGTAGATTTGTAAACTTAACTCCAAAGTCCACAATTATAAAAACCTCATCTTGTATGTCACGTAAATATTGCATCTTGTGTTTTTGTTGCGTAAATAAAGAAGTTAGCAGTAATACTACATTCCATCTCCGAATGAAGTTACTACGTTAAAATCTTTTTCTTTTCTTTTTTCTTCCACCCTCTTTAAAGAAATATTAAAATACTTTTTTGTATTATCTATCCCAATAAAGTTTCGGTTCAAATTTATACATCCAATTCCTGTTGAACAACTACCCATCGTATTATCTAATACAGTTTCACCTTCATTGGAATATGTCTTTATTAAAAATTCCATCAATGGTATAGGTTTTTGAGTTGGATGTAATCCATTCTCTCTATTGTATTTCAATATACTTTTTGGATAACCTGTTTTATCTTGTATGTATGTTTCTCTTTTACTTTCACTTGATAGATGTCCTAATGTTCCAGCTTTCCCTTTATTTGATAATACTAATTTGGTATCATCAAGTTCAAGGTTATATGTAATCTTTTTTACAGTTAAAAGTATTTCGTCATATTTATTTTCAATACCAAACAAATCACATATTTTACTCCATTGTTGTTCTGTTGGTAATTGAGAACCGTTCATTTTATTTGTAACCCAACCTGTCATTCCACCTGTTCTTGAAAGTTCTAATTTTGAAATATCAATTTGCTTTAAGTTTAGTCTTTTCATATTTTCAACCATAATATTAGCAAATTCCATATTAGGTGTTTCATTATAAAAAACTGATATGGTTTCGTGTATTTTTAATGGTTGATAATTTACTAATTGAAAATTCCCTGCGTTATTCTTTTCCCAAATCCAATCATATTTATACCACTCTAAATTAGATGTTCTTAATAATGATGAAAATGGTTCGCTACCAAACAATACAATTACTCCTTTATCTTTGATTATCCTTTTATATTCCCTCCAAAGTTTATCAAATGGTATAATTATATCCCAAATACAAGCGGTTGTCCCATAAGGTAAATCACAGCAAATAAAGTCAATACTTTTATCAGGTATCAATTTCATTTGTTCTATTGTATCTCCGTATCTTAAATCTATTGTCATAATTTTATTTTAATATTTTGTCCTCGCTCAAAAAAGAAAATAAAAAGGTTCAGTTCTCCGAATGAGCATTTGCGGTTTAAATCCGTACTACTGCTAACAGCGTATAAAAAACATTAAAACGATTTTTTATACGCAAAACGTTAGCGGTAATTTAACGGCTCTACTTCCCAAGCACGTTCAACTTCCATTCGACTTCCATTTGTGAAAAAAAAATATAGCTTATCTGTTCCGTATAGTTCTTTACATTTAGCAGGTTCAAACTCGTCTTTATGGAACGGACGAACCCAATAAAAACTACCGCTAACAACAGCTATATTCAATTGCGGTTTCTGTGGTTTCTTTGACATTTTTCTTTCTATTTAAGTTATTACTAATTTGATAATTTGTGATTCTAAATCCGCAACTAAATATAGCTGCGAACCGTTGGTGGCAAGTTTAAGCGACCGCCACCCAGTCCGAAGAATAAACGCTTTCTCTTTCATATTTACCTTTGTGAATTGACAAATTTTGACAAAGTATTTCCATTACAATTCTCATATCAATATGATGACAAACTAAAAAGTACTCTAAACTTTCAGAAAACCATTTTTCGTCTTCGTCATTTGGATTTGAGCAATCGGGTTCAATTCCTAAAATTTCAGCAATATCACCAACCCAATCAGAATTTCCATAAGGTCGTTTTGTATCTTGGTAAAAATGACCAGCATTATAATCGTCTCTATGAAAAACCCATTCAATAACATTTCTTTTTATTAGTTTTAAATGGTTTTCAGTAACTTCAAAAGTTTTAAGGTTTGAAAGTTTAGCATAATAATTACCATACGGAATACCTTTTTCGTAGGTTTGACATTCGCCTTTGTCTTTGAATTTTGTGCCGTCTTTGGCTTGATAAATCTTTACTATTTCTTCTATTACTTGCATAATTTTAAAATTTGTAAACCGAGAAAAAAACCTGCCACCAACATCGGTTTTGTGCTATGGTGGCTGATGTGCTGATATTCAGCTTTGGTAATCCTATTTGGCATTTGTGCTGTAACGAACAGTAGTAATTCTATTGCCACCACAGTCACAAAGCCGTTTAACGTTGGTGGTAATGCCACGAGACACCCTAAAATGGCAAGTCATCGGATGAGTTTTTATTTGTTATTGATGGCTCTACTTTTGGACAAGGAGGATAGCCCTTTACCAAATCCTTATTATCAAAGAAATTACCAATTATTTCATAAACCATATCATCTCTCATTCTATGGTTACAAATACCGTCAAACAAGTAATAACAGCAATATTCTTGACACCAAACAACTGTTGAAATATGTTCTTTAGTTTGCCATATTCTACGAAATTTATGTTTAACAATATCACCTTCAAATATTTCTTTACCATCTTTGTCTTTTAATCCTGTACTTTGGGTAATAGTATCAGCAACTACATTATAATATGAAGTTTGCCAGTCTTTGTCTAAGTCAGGTAATGTAGTTATATAATGGTATAAACTACCATCATACATTTTATGAAAGTCGCCATAAACCCAGCCACAATCATTTGAGTAGTGAAATACCCGACCTCTGAAATTTCTATTTGACATTTTTTTCTATTTAATCAGTTTAACAAAGGCACTAACCACCAACATAGTGTTGCCAAAATGGGGGGCAAACGTGCATTTAATGAACATTTGTACTGTGTTCGGCAGTAGTGCTTTTAATGGGCTTTTGTACTAACAATCCCCCACTTCGGCAACACTTGACCGTTAGCGGTCATTGCCTTTCGACCTTGACAGCATATCTGTTATTGCTTTACAATTATTATCAAACTCTTCATCGGACATTTCAGCTATTTCTCTACCTATTTTATGTATTTCGCTATTCTCGTCATCTAATGGGTCAATAGATGGCAACGAACCGCTAACACTAAATAAAAGCAATAGCTCGCTTAGTGCTTGTTGAACAGGCATCGTGCCTTCATCAACCTTTATCAATATATTTTCAATTTGTTCTTTCATATCGCTACTGCTTTTATTATTTTACCGTTATAAGAAATAGCTACCTTTCGCTCCATTTAAGAACTTTTATCGTAGAAACAAATTGATTTAATGCTTCTGCTTTTAATTCATCAGTAAAAGGCACTTCACTTTCCACTATTGTATTACTCCTTCCTATTATTCTATCGTATTGTTTCAGCACTTTAAAATTTTTGTGCCTTTTGCTTTCTTTTTGCAGTAAGCAATATCCATCTAAGAATATTGTTCCATACATAAATGTAAACCTCCATCTTTCAAAGGTTAAATCATCAATTTGTTTTTCTATTTCCATTTTAATTAAATTTATCGTTAATAAACCGCTACTTCTTATAACACGGGTTTGGCGCAATTTGCCCGACCGCACAAGCCAACGCTTCGCAAACTTCGCCAAGCCCGAAACCGTTACCCATAAGCTTCAACAATCTTTTTCAATTTACTATTTAATTCATTTTCGTAAAACAATGCACTTTCATTTGATTTTGTTGGGTCTAATCCTAGCCTTTCATCGAGTTCAGCACACATATTCCACCTCACTACGTTTTCTTTGAGTTTTAAAAGTTCTTTAAGTTCTTTTTCCATTTAGTTTATTTATTTTTTAAAAAAGTTTCTAGTTTATTAATATTTTCATCTGTGCAAAAAGTATTTTCAAAGAACAATACTTTAGCCCAATATTCTATTTCAGCAAACTTTGGATTGTCTTTTTCGATAGCTTCTAATTCTTTGTTTATTTCTAAAACTAAATGTTCTTGAACTAAACTCATACAGATTGTTTTTCGTTTTAATAATTCAGATTTATATCTTTCTTTAGCTGGTTCAGATTTATTAACTTCATCTATAACAAATTTTATCCATGATTTATCATTTACTAATCCTTTTTCTTGAAGATATGAGAACCATACAACATAATCCCCGTTTGTAGCTTTTTTACTTCTTAATCGGCTTATAATAGAATCTGCAACTATTTCATCTTTTCCACTTTCTGTATGTTGTTGTACTGCTACTAGCTCTGGCAATGGATTCAATCTTAAATATTCTTTTCGGTAATAATTATTTTCATGTTTTTGATAATTGGTTTCAAATTGGCAAAAAGTAGCCATTGATAATCCTGCAAAATTACCAAATATCCCTTTTAATCCTAGATTTATAAAGTAAATTATCTCTGATAAATTATATCGTTTCCATGATTTGTTAGCATGAACAAACATTAATTCTAGCAACAATCTAATATCATCTACATCTTGTTTATAGCCAACAAAAGCATAGCTATTTGTTATTACCTCAAGTATTTGCTCTTTACTGAATTTCTCTTGTAGTTTCTCCTGATTCATTTTTTATTTCATTTAAAAGTGTATAATAAGTATTTCCTAATTTAGCAGTTTTGCTATCTTCTTTTCCTTGTATTGGCTTTAATTCATAAAAATCCTGCCATCCACCAACTATTGACTGCTCAATTATTTTTATAGCTTTATATTCGTTTCCACCAGATAATTCATTGAGTTTCTTTTTTAGTAATTGAATAGCTTTTTCAGTAGCAGGTTTTTTTATCTTAACTCGCATTTTTAAAAATTCATCAAAAAGTAATTCAATTTCAGTTTTTTCAATTTTTGCAATACTATTATTTTTATCTATAATTATATCTATATTTTCATTTTCATTTTCATTTCCCATATGGTTATCCATATGGTTATTTTTAGGTTTACTATTAGGTTTACCTTTAGGTTTTTTATTTTCTTTAGGTCTACCACCTAGAAGCCCATTGTTTCTACGACTTTCAGTAAAATTATTTCTTTTTTCAATTTCAATTTTTAATCTTTCATTATAAAATTCTCCGTTATCATTTTTTTTAAACTTACTCATTACATCAACCGAAACAGAACCTACAGATAACCTAATGGTTTTTTCATTTAAAAATCCTTTTTGATGTTGTAAGCAAAGCAAAGTAATAAATTGACCTCGCTCTTCCATAGTTAAATCTGAAATTCCACTTAAAAAGTCTGAACTATAAAATAAAAATGCTGGGTCTTTCATAAAATAAAAAAGCCTCTGGTTTTACTAGTAGGTACGAGCTACGTTCAAACACAAAGGCGTTAAATTGTTAAACTTTCTCATCTCGTACATGATTTACTGCAAAGTTAAAAATAAATATTTAAAATGCAAGTTTTTTTTGAAAAAAACTAAAAAGGCAAGTCATTATTTGGGTCATTGTCCTCATTTGTAGTGTTTGCACTAGCACTAGGTTGTACCTTAGCAGTACTTTGACTAGTGGTTGTATTTGCACCAACTCTATTTATTTTCCAACCTTGTATACTCACATAGAACTTTCCTTTATATTCATTGCCTCTAAGGTTGATTCCGATTACTACATTATCGCCTACCTTATATCCATCAAGTGCGCTACATTTATCCTTAATAAATTCTACTTTTAATTTTTGAGGATATTGTTCTTCGGTAGTTTCGATAACTACTTCTCTTTTTTTAAAGTCTTTTCCAAGTGTTTCAGTTGCTCCGATTAGTATTATTTTACCTTTGATTTCCATTTTGTGATTTATTTATTTATTTAAAAAAGTGAGTTAATTTTTCTGTATTATTTCTAGTATTATTTATTATTTTAGACGTGCAAATCTAACATTATTTTTTATTATTGCAAATTATTTTTTACTATTAAATAAAAATAAATTTTGTTTTGTTTAAAATATATTATATTTGCCAATCGGAAGTTAAGTGGAGTAATTAAATTTACATAAATTGGCATATAATAAATATAGCACAAACTTCATTTGTCCTTTAAATACAATTATCACTAGGTTGAAGATAAATGGTACATGGTATAATTTACCATCACTACCAATAGATTTAGCATCTCCAACACTAGTTACAGACTTAAATGTAGTTTTAAATAGTGTACCTTTCCCAACAATAACTTTTGGTAATGAACCAAGTCCAACTCCAGGGACTATTGACATTAAGGCGGTTTGTACAGAAGAAGTAGTAGATGAAATTGAGATAAATAGTGGTGGATTAGGAGTGCTTACAACACAAGTATTCACATCAACTGCTTGTACAAAAGGAGTGGCTTGTACTCCAAGTCTAATTGTAACCGCAGATATAGATTTTGATTGCGACACTCAAATATTTAGATACCAAGATACGACTAAAGAATATAATGCACTTACAAATCCAAATGGATATGGTGTTACTGCTCCGTCTAGCATAGCAAATATTCAAAATATTGACTTTGCTTTATGGGATGGCGTTACATTAGTAGGAGTTTTCAATAGCCCATACTTACCAAATGCATTAGGAACTTCATATATAGACTTAAATTCAATAAATTTTGGATTAGTTACATTTGAGCCAAATAAAACTTATACACTAGAATATAGAATAAACACAATTAGAGGTAATCAAGGAGTTTGTATATCTACTCCATTATTAATACCTTGTTGTGGTGGATCTATCCTATCTAACAACCGAGTAAAATTTTCAGTATTAGAAAAATTAGGTTGCAAGTCAATAGAGTTTACTGATACAAGTGGAGTTTATTCTTTAACAAACACTGGTGGATATGGCACACCAAACTATGATTATTCAGATATAACCTCTACTTTGATTAGGGTTACTAGAGCAGATGGCTTAGTATTTGATATTACAGATTTCATACCTACTGCACTAACACCTAGCGTAATAATCAATGGTTATCAAATTGGCTATGGCACTGCATCAAGTCCAGAGGTAATAACTTCGCAAGTAGTAAAAATAGAATATTTTGTATATACTTCATTGGCTTGTAGAATTGGTTATATGGAGCAAGATGTATTATTTCACTGCCAATTAAAAAATTGCATACAAAATAGAGCAATAGAAGTATTGAAAGAAGATTGTGAAAGTTGTGAGAAAAATAATGCACAAGAGGTATTGAATATGCTATTGAACTACCAAGCAATACTAATCACTAGCCAACATAATGTATCTTGTCTTAAAAAAGTAATAGAAAACTTATTGTTTGACTGCTTAAAAGGATGCAATGGTTGTAACTAGTAATAAAATTAGAACTTGCATAAGTAATACTTATTGCAATATTCAAGACAATAAATGTCTAGGTAAACCTACTGCAAAACTTGAAGAAAAATTAGCGAAACTTATGTTAGCTGATTGGATTATAGGATGTGGTACACAAGAATGTGATATAGAGTGTTTTATTAACAAAAATTGTAATTGCTAATGCCAACAGATTGTAATAAAGGGATAGTTTCTTCTGTAGAAGTGCCAATACCAACAGATGAATGCGCTTGTATAGGTGTAAAAACTATCACATGGAACGTAAATAATACCGTAACTATAACGCTAACAGATAATAGTTCAATAACTAGTCCAGTACTTAGAGGGCCACAAGGATTGCCTGGAGTTGCGGGGGTAAATGGAACAAACGGAACTGATGGAGTTGGAGTTGAAATGAATTTTGATACAATAACAAATACTATTCAATGGAGGCCAATAGGACATCCATCATGGATAAATTTGTATACGTTTCCTGCGAATGAAACTTGGAAAACAATTAGAGGCACAACTCCAAGCGACCCATTAATTGATGGAACTATAATAAATGGTTATATAGCAGGTTCTGGTGCATCAGCTCTGTCTTATTTCTATATTAGAAAAAGAGGGGACGGATATGTGGAAATAAACTTAAATGGATTAGATTTAACTAAAAATGCATTAGATATTCCTTTGGTAGTATTGCCAGTTGCTTATAGACCAGTTTACACTACAATAATACCAGTTAGGTATATAGATGCTTCTGTTTATAAAACGTGTAGCTTATATATTCAAGATAATGGATTAATGGGAGTGTCATCATACTTACCTACATTATTCCCGGTTACTGAAATATTAGTAGGTGGATATGCAAATTACTCAACAAACTAAGAACTATGATAGGATATACAACAACAGCAGATTCAGTAGAGTTTACAATAGGTAGTGTAGTTGAAACAATACCTAGACCTTTGAAGTATGTAAAAATTGACAATACTACAAATAAAATTTACGTAAATAAAGAAAATGGGGACATTACTTTTGAAGCTAAAAACTTGCCTATTAATGGATTTACTACAATGACTGACTTATATAACAACTTAAAAACACTAATGTAATATGATATTTGAATATACCGTAAATACTGATTCTATTGAGTTTAAATTAGGTGATGTAACTCAAACAATGCCTAAACCTTTGCAATACGTAAAATTAAGCAATGACTTATCGAAAGTTTATGTATTCAGTGAAAATAACGATATAGTATTTGATGCCAAATACCTACCTATAAACGGATTTACTACTGCACAAGACCTATATGATGATTTAAAACAATATGCACGTAGAACTAGTGGTGGTGGTTCATCTTACTATTTATATAGTGAAAACTATGATGCAGGAAGTTTTTATCCTAGCACAGTTACAGGATTAAATGCTGAATCTATTGGAGTGGCAAATACTGCTAGTGGTGATTATTCTACTACTATTGGTGGTGGTAATACTGCAAGTGGAGAAGTGTCAATATCAATAGGTAGTGGAAATATTGCAAGTGGCAAATCTTCAATGGCAACTGGATATGAAACAACTGCAAAATCTTATGTAGAAACTTCTTTAGGATTTCAAAATACAGATTATACTCCAATATCAGACATAGCATTTGAGCCAACAGATAGGTTAATCGTTGTAGGTAATGGTAATGGGGCTGCATCAGATGCTTTCACAATCCTTAAAAACGGTAAAACTGCCATTGGAATAGATAACTTTGAAACTACTACAAATGAAGCAAAATTACAAGTAAATGGATTCTATGCAACATCTATTGAGGTTATAAACTCTAATACTACATTAGATGCTTCTACATGTGCATCAATTATAATAGTTGATAATTCTGCATCAAGCAAAACTATAATTTTGCCAATTGCATCTGAAATGTTTTTTAATGGCATGACTGCAAGAATTATTATAAAAAGAAAATCAACAAATCATAATATTACAATTAATCCACAATCTGGGAGCAATATTGATGGTGCTACTCATTATGATTATACAGGAAATGATAAAGCGTTTGAATTTGTAACAGACGGAGCTAAATGGTATAAACTTTAAAACCATAAAATATTTTTAATTTTGTATGAAAAACCAAGATTTTTTTTATAAGACAATAACAGGAATAATGTTTACTATTGTTTGCTTTTTTACAAGTCAAACATATTTCAAAATTGACAAATATGTAGAAAAGACAAATAAGCTAGAAAGTCAAGTTGCAGTAATAAATAATAAACTTGGCATTGCAAAAGATGACATTAATCCAATTAATTTTTTTAGCTATCTTTTCATAAATAAAAGTGAAGAACCTGAATTAAAAGAAGAAAAAAAATGTGGCAATCAATTATTGAATTAATAATTCAGTTTTTTAAGTCAATTTCTAGCGTTTCAGACACGACTAAGGAATTAGTGCCAGTTATAGAAAAAAAGCAAGAAATTCGCACTCCAGTACAAGAACAAGAAGCTGAAAATGATACAATAAGAAAAAAAGAAAAAAAGTATGAGTTATTATCTAGAGAAATTAGAAAAGATTTGAAGCATGGATATGAACCAAATGAAATAATAGCACATTATAAATTATCAATAGGTGAGGATTTGACAGATATTGTCAATCGAGAATTTGAAAATTTAAAAGAAAATAAAAAAAGGTTAAAATCATTTAATAAAAACAAAAAAAAATTATCATGAAAAATTGGAGAACGACATTAATAGGAGCAATAGCGTCAGGCTTATTAGTAGCTCAAACATTTATTTCGGAAGGATTTACAGGAAGTAAAGAGCAGATAGGTCAATTAATTATAGCTGTAGCTATAGCTGTATTAGGAGCAGTTGCAAAAGATTTTAATGTTTCTGGTAAGTAGGTTAAAAAAGAATGATAGATTATACTATAACTGCTGGTAATGGGTTTTTAAACGTTACTGATAATACGAATAATGTTTTTAATGATTTCTACTTACTAAGTATTAGGGTAGAATACACTAAAGACATTTTTCTTATTACGGATTGTAATAAGACTTTAAAACTAGCAGTAGCTAACTTATCAAAAATAAATAGTGGTGCGTTTGCTACGTTTGAGGACTTGCAATTATTTATTCGTGAAGCTCAAATAGCTGCGCAAAATAATCTAAAAAGTATTGCTGAACAAGTAAATGATAGTGGAACTGCAACATTATCAGATACTCAATTAGTACCTATTATAGATGGAAGTAGTTTATTAAAATCTACATGGGCAAATATTAAGGCTTTTCTAAAGACTTATTTTGATACGATATATCAAAGCACATCATTATCTGCTTACTCATTTAGAGCTAATAATACAAATACAACTGCAAACGCTACAGATAATACATTTAAAGATATTGCAGAACAAGTATATAGTGGTTCAATAACATGGACTGCAACAACAGCTCCATCTGGTGCAACTAATCATTCTTATAGATGGTCGCAAGTAGGTAAATTAGTTACTTTAAGACTTACATTAATTTATGCAAATGCAGGAGTATCTGTAACATCAGTTACTTGTGGATTGCCACCAGATTGTCCTGTTCCAGAGATACCTTCTGGTTCAACTGCAAATGGGTCTGCTTTATATAACGGAAGTGGTACATTAGCAACAGCAGTAGTAGGTGATGGAATGTCGCCTAGTGTGAATGGTGGTATATCAGAATTAAAAATAAATAGTGGAGGTACTGGTTATGAAATTAAGATTTATAGAGGTTCAGCAGGTTATAGGTCAGCTAGAGCAGTTATTCAATATTATTCAGTTTAATAGCTAAGTATTTCATCTGCTAAATTATTCTGTATTGAGCAGTCTAAAAAAAGGGAGCTAATAGCTCCCAATTACTAAACACACCTATTTTAATACTTAGATATTTGAATTATTTAATTCTTTTTCTACAATCTTTTCCTTGATATTTTGCTTATATCTCACATCTTGAGCATCCTCTGAATGACGTAATTTTTGCTCTTGTAATGCCATAGCATTTTCTCCTTTTAATTTCTCAACCTCTAATGGAATATTAATACGTTTGAGTTCAAGTTCAGATTCAATCTGCAGTCTTTCAGCATTTGCTTGTTGTTGCATACGTGATTGCTCCATAGCGTTTTTCTCACTTTCAGCTTTCAATTTATTTATAGCCACAACTCCTTTCTCTAAAATTTCCTCCGCTTCCGCAGCACTTTGGCTATTTACCATCTTCATTAACGCTAATGCAAAGTTTGGATCATTCACAGTTGGCAATAACATTTGAGCAGTTTGAACCGCAACATTCTTTTGTTGTTGTTGTTTTAGCTTATTTTGAACTACTAATCCATATCTATTCAAATACCAATTTGTGTCTTTTGAAAGGTTGAAAAAGTTTTGTCCACGCTCACCAATGTAGTATTTTACCTTATCTGAATCTTTCCAACAAATAGGAAATAAATTACATACTTCTTGCAGTGATGATTGAATTACACTATACCATGTAGAAATGTATGGATATAAACTCATTTGTGCTTGTTGAATGGCATTTTGTTGTGTGCCTAATCCAGTGTTTGAATTTACAATACCCATATATCCCTCATTTAACCCCGTTACCAATAACATACTTGTATCTAGGAATTGGATAAATCTCATTAAGTCAGACACTGCCTGACTTAATCCCATATCGATTTCTTTTGGCTGGATTATTTGCCCTCCATTAAGTTGCATATCGCCCTCTTTTGCTGAATTTACTCGGTATACTCCATAAGCCATCATATTGTAGTGATTATCCAAAGGGTTATCCTCTGTAGCTTCATCAATAATTAATATTTTACCTTTTGCTTGACCTACTAGCCTATCAATAGAGAAGAAAGCATTCATCTTCATTGATTCCAAAGGTTTCAATAAATCTACAAGGCAAGGATGAAGCCCATCTATAATCCCTTTTATTGGCAACTCTCTTTCACTTGGAGTATCTTCTGAAACAATTTGATTAGGCATTTCTCTACATTGGTAGTATATTTTACTTGCAATTCTAGTACACTCCCAAACCGTATTAGTGCATCTTTGCTCATACTTATCGTTAGCGCTTAGCTTGTCATCATCTCCAACGAAATGTACGTGAGGATTATCCTCGTCTAATTTATTAGGAGTTATTTTGCATTTTACCCATTTGATTGCTTTGAAATAAATCTTGTAACAATCAATGTATAAAGTATCTTGCTCAATAAACCAATCACATCCATCTTTCCACGTTTTAGCCATTGCAGATGCTCCTACATTACCAAAGTTCTCCATTAGTCCATTAAGATAATCTACATCTTCTTGGCTTAAATTTGGACACTTATCAATAATTTCTTGTGGAGTAGCTGAATAGTAATATCCTGCATATCTACCTTTATGGATAAATGGACTTGTGCTATCTAAATCATAAATTAAATTTTGAGTAGGAATTACATCTAGTTCGGGGTCTTCCAATCCCTTATAAATATCTACTGCCATTTTTCCTGTAACAAAGTAGTTCCAAAGTAATTGATTAGTAAGTTTATACTGCATACCTTTCATGGTATCAGTCAATATCCAACGTAATGCTTTAGATAAATTTATTTCAGCTTCCGTTTGGTATTTAGAATAATCCACACCTTTTATTTTCTCAATATCCTCTGGCTGAATTACATCTAGCACGTCAATAGGCGCGCCTAAAATTTCATTAATACCACTTTGTTGTCTTACAAATCTTGCAAGTTTTTCTGCTCCAATCTTCGAAACTTCTTCAATCTTTTCTTCATATCCCTCTTTATTGATAACCGAAACAACATAGTCTAGTTCTTCACTAGTATATTTCCCAATAGCCTTATTCAATAAATGAGCAATAGTGTTTACTTGTCGGATTCTTCCTGGTAAAACTCTATCTGGAGTATTAGGATTTACGTACAATTTAGTAACATAATCAAAGTCGCTTTCAGGCACTGTACCTTTTGCGTAATTGATATTTTCTAAATCTCGCTCATTATAGCAGTTTTGTCCACTAAGAATTATTGCATCAATGGCTTGTTTTGCCCATTGTAATTGTTCGTCCTTTTTCGCAGGAACTACGTTACTAAAATTTCTCATATTATCGTGTCATCATTTTCTGTTGCTCGACTGTACTTATTACTATCATCTTATTCCCACTATGTATTGTATATGGAATAAACGGCTTTGCTTTTTTCTTTGGCATAAACTCTGGAAGCATTTTTATATTGTCCTCTGCGTGTAATACAGCCCAAATATATGCCATAGCTAAATCCACATTTTCCGTTCCAAAGTTACTTAATTCATCTAACAATTCAATAAAAACATGATTTTCCCAGTTTGCATCGAAATCCCTAATAGCCACCTCAACTGCAGTTCCTTTAGATTGATGCGTTGCTGGTACTCCATATTTTTGATTGTTATTTTTGCTATAAATATTATCTACTAAGTTTGGTCTATTTTTTAAATACTTCTGTGCATTACGTTTGATAAAATAATCAGCCCAATCGTCAAATTGATGTTCAAATAATAATTGGCAATCATAGTACATTGCAGTAAGTAAGCAATCCTCAAAAAACATATCCTTAGTTTTGGGCCTATTATGATAAATGCAAATCGGCAAATTCCCGATTTCGCTCAATCCATTAAATGGTCTATAAATTACTATTGCACCTTTTGATGTAGCAAATTGTCCTCCATCGCCTTTATTGTATGGATCTACCGCACCCACATCTTTATTAATAAGTCCTTTCTTTGGATGCAAGTAAATTTTCCATCTACCATCTAGGCACTCTGCAAATTTTATACTACCATCCTTGTTATCTTTATATAAATTTCCCGTTTTAATTTGACTTTCAATAGCCTTGTTAGTCATAATATCGGCTATTTGCGATGATATGTAGTTTGTATTAAATGGACTTTGATTGATTGATACAAACATTTCCTTTTCAGTTAAAGGGTAATTTTGCATCTCAATGGTGAGAATATCGTCTTTTAGTCCTTTTCTTCTATCAAGTACCCACTTTTCAGCACCCTCCATATCGCTATCTCCATTTTCTTTAACAAATCCCCATAAAGCTTTATTTGCAGGGATAAATAGTTTTTCAAATCCATAATCATTGTGATTAAACCACAAAGTTCTAAAATCTTTATATCCATGATTGAATGCATTTGACGTACCTCCAGCTATGATAGTACCAAACTTTTTAGCACCTTTTTGTAAATTCGCTCTTGATGTTTGAATAAGTTTTAATGGGTCTTTAATCTCCCCAAACTCCTCTAATCCCATAACCTTAAAACGTCCAGATTTACCTACATCGGCATTTACTACTTCAAGCATAGTGAGTGAAGATAAATTGCCACGTTCTGTTTTTCTACCCGTTTCTTCATCAGTTTCAACCCAACCATATTTTAATAAATCAGCATTATTTGAAAGACCAGGGTCTACCTTAAAATCATCTAGTAAATGTTGCCAACCTAATTTGTACTTATTCTTGAATTGTTGCTTTGCAGGAGAAGTTCCACTAGGAAATAGCATTATGATATGATTATCCTTGAAAAAATGAGTTTCGTATAGTGAAATATTTGCTAAATCGTAACTAAATCCTTTATCTCTACCTTTACCAACTATCAAATCTCTTTCATTTTCATAGCAGTAATCAAGTAAATCATATAAGTCTTTTTGAGCATCTACATAGTAAGGACTAATCATTTTTTCACGACTATCTCCATCTTCTAAGTGAAGTATCTTGAAAAAATTTAGTTTGAAATATAGCCTACCAGTGATAGTAGTGCCACCATGCGTATATCCGTTAAGAATGTAATGTAATTGTTCTTCGAGCCATGAGAACCATTGTGGACTATCCCTTTTATAATCAGGGATTCCATATTTTATAACGGGCGAAAAGTCGGTGTAATTTACACTCAAAACTTTTTATCTATTTTTCTCCTCTATGAATGAGAGGCTACGATTCGACTTGACTTTCCCAACAACATCTTTAGCAGACGTATCGGCACTTTTATTTATTTCACCAACAGTTGTGATAACGGTCGGTAGTTCTTTCATTATTGTAATAATATCCTTTAGATTGTCACTACTTACAACCGCTTCTCCATCTATATAACTACTTAGCAATTTACCGCCTTTAAGGTATGATTTTCGGAGTTTATTTTCTTGTGTATCGCAAATCTGTTGATACTTTTTTATTGCATTTTTAAGGACTTCTACATCAAATTTTTCCTTTCCAAATACTGATGCGTAAACTTCATCCCTACGCACAGATTCAGATTCCTCATAAGCAAATGGACTTGTAGGGTCTGCATATAGAATTATAAATGCAATAGCATTTGCTCCATGTTTTTCTAGTATATTCCTAAATTCAACATAGTAATTGCAGGTATCTTCATCTACCTCCCATTTTTTCTTACTTTTGTTGAATTTAGCAAATATTACCATAGTTTATCTACCGGGTCTATTAACTCTAGCATCTTTTGTGCCACTACAAGCGCAGTTTATCTTTGCTTTTTTAGGCATTAAAGAACTACCAGTGTCTTTTAGTTTAACAACGGGTGCTTTGTGATTTTTTTTTGGATGTTCGTATGTTGGCATTTTAATGAAATTTAAACCCTAGTTTATTGCTTAGGTGAGTTTTTAAATCACTTATACTCATAGCTATATAATATTTGTGAGTACCAAATATTATCATAGTCTTATTTTCTACTTGCTTTCCTGAATCTTCATAGGTACGATACGTTCCACCTCTAACGTGGTCTAGTGGAATATTTGATAGCTTTTCTTTAGAGATGTTGTTGGCATCCCTATGGAAAGTCTTTAGTTCTATAAATTCGTTATTGTTTTCCATCTACAAAAATATTTAAGAATGATAAATCTGTTGGCACATTCAAGTCGCTAAGTTCTTCATCAGTGAAAAGAATAACTTTTATTTCAATCGGAGTTCCTTGAAGTGACTTCATTTTTTCTACATACTCATCCTCTCTTGTGATGTCTTTTTGCAAGTATTTCATTACTTCGCCCTCTTTTGGAAAGTATTGCTCACTATCAGCATTTACTAAAATCATACCTTGTGGAGTAGATTTTGCTCTAAATGTACCACCTGCAAGTCTTTTTTCTTCTCCCTCGCCCTCATATACTTTTTCAGTAGTAACTTGATTCCACCAAACTGGCGTTTCGTCTTCTACTACGATAAATTCATCCACTAGTTCTCTTTCTTTCTTGATGTATGCATTTGCATTTAATTCAAGAATTTGAATGTTTTTCTGCAATTTTCTTGCAGTACTAGATTTCATACTTCGGTTCATATTTGAGAAATCTATTATGTTCTCTCTAATACTTCCTAGTAAATCTCTAGGTAAGACCATTAAATCAACCTGTGTTGGTTCACTTTGTCTTTTTCCCATTTCCACTACCTTTCCTTTTGCTTTTACTTTTGTACTTTTTAACTCTTCCATGTTTTAACTTATTTTTGTTTTTAAATATATTATTAATTCTAATTCTCTCTAATCTGTAGAACAAAACGTATTCAATGCAAGATAAGATAAAATTATATTTGTATTCATAAAGATTAAAATGTCTTTTGACTTTAGCCTTTATAGAAGACTTTATAATTTTTTTCTTTAATTCACTATCACTTACGTTTGTTGGCAAAACTACTAATTTTATTTAACTATGCAAAATTAATTTATTTATTCCTAAAACAATACCTTTATTTTGTAAAATTTTAAACCTTTCCGTTTCTTCTCCATTAAACAATATTCTAGGATTTATCATAAAGGAGTTAGATGATAGCTTTACAAGGATGTTGGATCTTGATAAAATAGATATAACTTGATTAATATATTTCATATTACATTTAGCTGCTATAATGTCTTTTTTATTTTTGTCTATGGATATTACATTGGTATTATATTCAGTATATTGAGCTAATTCAAATAATACTCTATATTGTCCATGAGTAAGAAGTTCTAAATATTCACTACCCTCTGCATAGTACTTAATGAACTTAGCATACTTCATAGCTTGTTTAGTAACCCACATTTTGTCTGTTACTTCGCCAGTTTCCTGGTTCACGCTATGCTGAATGAAAATATTTCTTTTTGACCCCACTATACTATAACTTAGTGCGAATATAGTAAAAAATAAAAAAAGCACCACAATAAATTGCAGTGCTTTAGTCTAAAATATAAATATATGGAACTGCAAATATACAAAAATATTCTTAAATCAAAATTAAAATATTCTATATGTAAAATTACTTGCTACTCGTACGTATCTAAATAATTTATTATCACGTATTATGTACATTGATGCTTCTTTTTGATATCCGCTATTTTCATACTGTATGTGCAATTCTTTAAGTCCTAAATCTTGCATAGCTTTCCATACTTGCTTCCAGCTCCTAGTCAAGTCTATATCACCATACCATACTATTCTACCTTTAGGAGTGTAAATAAATGAGTTAAATATCACTTCATTATTTGGGTATGCTTTTCTATATCCACTCTTTGAAAATGAAATTAACCTACCTGCGAACAATTTATGCTTCCTAAAAGCAATTAATTCTTTTTCTTTTGTTTTAGCTTTCTGTTCCATTTTCTTCTGTTTTTTCTACATAAAATGTTTCATCATAAATTTCATCTACGTATCTTTTTGCAATTTTCTTACACTTCTTAATTGTGCGTTCCTTAGTAGCTTGTTGGCTTTTAATCATGGGGTCGCTTTGCTCAAATAATTCATGTGCAAGTGATATTACTTGCATATTTTCAGCTCGAGTAGGAGCTTCAAATTCAAAATCTATATCTTCTTCCAACTCTTCGTCAATAACCTCGTCATCTTGATATTTTTTAGTAAATATAAAGTAAGTTAGCCCTAAAACCCAAATAGATAATATTATTAATGATAGTATCATTATAGTACTTTACCTTTTAATATTCTTTTGTTTTGAACTTCAAAATTGCCTTTAGCATCTATATCTACTATTGCAAAACCATGATTCCATTTGTTTATAGGCATATATTCAGGATTCAATTCACATAGACAACCTAAACTAAATGTTGTTGTCAATTTGCCTTCTAAATTACTTTCCGAATGTTCACTTGTTTGGTGGTTATGTCCTTGCATAGCTGAAACCTTAGCCTTTAAAAACAAACCCCTTGCAATGTTTACTGGACTAAATACACCTCCTGCAAATTCATGTCCATGCAATACGTTCAAATGTCCTAATTTTATAATTCTTTTTTCACCAATTATTGTAACATTTTTGGCTCTTTTTTTAATTATTTCTTCAAGTTGAAACTCCTCCACATCAGCTATTTCTCCTGCTTTTTGCCAAAGGAAATGATTATATCTTTCTTCATGGTTCCCAATTTTTAAGTAAATTTTGCATTTATAGATATTGTTAAGTATATCCATAAATTCTTCAAATGCTTTTAATTCCTCTGCAAAATTTCTTTTCTTAGGGTCTTTGCAATACCTACTTAACCCAAAGAAATCTAGTACATCACCATTAAGTAAAATAGCATCTATTTTCATTTTCTTTGTGTAGTCAAATACGGCAGTTAATGCACTAATAGAGTGATATGGTATGTGAATATCTGAAAGTACTAATACTTTACTAGCTTTGATAACAAATGGAGTAAAACTTGTTTCATCGGATGCAGGAAGATTGTATGGATTCATTGGTTTTGGTGGAGTTTTATTTTCAGCATCCTTTTTTACAACTCGCTTACCCATATTACCTGTTATTCCTCTAATTATGCTTCTAGTAGCTTCTATGCTATCAAACATTAACGGATTATCTTTGACTATAATCCTTGCTAATTTAGCGTTTGGGAAATTTGGGAACTTCTTTAAATAACTTCTACATATATCTGTTTTTGTCATTTTTTTGACTATTGGTTTCGCAAATATAAACATTATTTATTAAAAACAAAATAGGGAGTATAAATACTCCCCAAACCAAAACAATAAAAATGAACGTGTAAATATAATAATTAATATTTATATTTGCTTTGTGAAAATTATAAAAATAAAATACTTCAAAACTGGGATTCTTAACAAAGTAGATTCAGTTGAATTATTTAATGGGATAAGTACTATTTATAACTCATACGATAGAATTTATTTAAAATTGAATAATAGTCAATGCAGTATTGAATTTATAAAGTACTTGTATCACTACTTATGGAGCGAATATGGGATAGATGAGGTTATGAATAAAATAATAGTAGAAGATAGCAAAGTAATGAGTAAAATAGAAGTAATCGGTAGTATTTACGCTTAAATTATATAAAATGAAAATATATAAAATTTACTTTGAAATATTTGGCAAAAAGATGAAGTACGAAGTAGAAGCTGAAAGCAAAAATGATGCTATCAATAAATTGAAAAACAAGATAAACATTATAAAAATAGATGAGGGAATAAATGATGATGATGTACTTGAGAATTTAAAGAATATGTTTGGAATGAAGTAAAATATGAAAAAAAGAACTAAAAAAGAAATTGAAAAGGATATTGCAACCTACAAGCAATTAATAGC